CTACGGCGGCGGGCGCGGCACACCGTTGGTCGCGATGAATTCGTCGAATTCGATGCCGTCGATGATCAGGACGCCGTCTTCGACATCCAGACGGGTGACGAACCAGTCCTTCCCGTGGGCGCTGAACGGCAGGGAATTCAAGCCAGCCTGATTGGCCTCGCGAACGATTGCCTCGTGGTGCGGCTTCGCATCCTTTTCATGGATGCGGTAGAGCGGCACGCCTTGGATGAGATCAGCTTTCAACATTTGGAAACTATAGCATCCGCAATGGTCGAAAGCGAGTGATCACGGCGGCGGGCGGCCGGTGAGCGCATACCAAGCGCCGGCCGCGCCGGCGGCGGCAGCGAGCAGCGCCTTGCCGATGGCCCACAACGCCCTTCCCAGAGATCCGGCGAAGACGACGCGGTCGCGGACTTTTTCCAGTTCGACCGTCGTGGGGCGAATGCCTTCGACGCTTTTCTCGACGGCGGTCAGGCGATGATTGATGACGATCATCTCCTTTTCGGTCCGCTCCTGCGCTTCGTAGCCGCGCTTGCGCCCCTCGGCGGCGCCTTTCTGATCGTCGGCGATAGCCACCAGCATTCGTTCGATCGACTTCAGGCGCTCGTCCATTCGCGCCATGCGCTCCGCCTGCGTTTCGCCTGCCATCAATCATATCCCCGCCATAGAACGAATGCGGTCACGCCGAGCACGACGAAACCGCAGGTGAAGAAGATGGCTTCGCTCACTGCCAGCACTTGCGCTGCGCGCCGAACCGGTTGTGACCGGCGACCTGTTCGGCGAACGGACGGTCCTGCCGGACGATGAAGTCGCGCGTCGCCGCGGCCGGCGAGAGCTTGCGCCATCCGTCGCATTCACTCGCACCGCCGGTCGTCTGGCACCCAGACACCGTCAAGAGCGGCACACAGGCCAGCATCATCCATGCCGTTGATCGCTTCATCGCTCGCATTCCTTTCGCGCAGGAGGTCGACGGATCGCTTCAGGACGGCCACGCGCTCCGCCTCGCGCCCCTTGGAATGGCCGTAGAGATAGACAGGCCCGGCGGCGATCATGCCGCCGAGCACGGCCACGGCGCCGAGCCGCAGCCAGGTGGGGAGGAGTGCGAGCATCATGCCACCTTCACAGGTTTGCCGTCTGGCACGTCCCATCCGGCAAAGTTGCAGCGGGCACAGGGAATGCGGCCGTCTCCGGGCTTACGGAGCGCATCACCGAGCCGAGAGTAGAGATCGGGATGTTCTGCGGACCAATTCTGATCATCGACCCATCGCTCGCCTCGACAAGCCACACAGCGACGCTTACTCACGCCGCGATCTCCGCCTTGATCGCCTTGATGCGGCGCACGATCCAGATCCCGGCCGCGAGCGACAGACCGCCGGCCACGACACCGCCGGCAATCAGCGCCGCGATGGTCTGCCAGTCCGCGTCGCGCAGGAAGGCGATCGCGCCCGATCCCAGGCCGCCCGCGCCGAAGAGATAGGTCAGCCAGTTGGTTTTCTGCTTGACCTCCTTGTCGACCTTCTCCGGAACGACGGGCTTCTCGACCTCGACCGTCTCGACCTCCTTCGGCTGGTCTTCCCGGTGGCGATCGCGCACCTCTGCCAGCACCGCCCGCACCCGTGCCGGCGTCACCGCGGCGTGCTGCCCGCCGTAGTAGCCCTTGCCCGCGGTTGTGGGCAGCGAGGCCCATTCCTTCGCCAGGTTGTTGAGCAGCGTGTCCTCGGACATCCGGCCCGCGAGATACTTGTCGATGCCGCGCTGCCCGAGCAGGTAGCAGGCCATGCGGTCCTGCATGTCCTCGTCAAACTTCTCCCGGCCGGTCATGTCGAGCGCGGCGCGGATCGCGCGCGCCGTGGTGCGGACGATCTGATACCGGCCGGCCGCCGAGGACTTCAGCTTGTTCTTCGGATGCCGCAGCATCTTCGTCTGCAGCGTGTCGAGCTCATCCAGCGTCATCTTGACCAGGTTCACCGCGCCGCCGGTATAGGCGCCGTAGGCGAGCGTCTCGTTGTAGCCCGCGCCCTTGTCGGTGCCCTCGGTGTAGCCGATGAGGTTCAGCATCGGCCGATAGACATGATACTTGTCCATGGTCTCTCCTTTCCGCCAGTGGCGGAGTGTTCAGGTCGGGTTGTGATGGAGCCCGCAGCGGTCAGGCGCGTTGCCTTGGCCTGCGCGGGCGGCTATCTGTGTCGACGGCGCGGCCGACACGGCGGCGCTGGGGCGTGAGAACCCCTCTGGTCCGCTTCGGCGGTAATGGCGCGTCCTGATCGCTGGTCAGGGCGCGTTTCCCGGTTTGGTCGGGGAGGCCGTGCGCGCATGTCCAGGGCGAAAGCCTAAAGGCGTCGGCGGCTTCACCAGAGGCTTCTCAACTCCCCGATCCAAACCAGGGGAGTTCCATGCGATACCTCGTCATCCTTGCCGTGCTTGCCGGCTGCGCGCCGGTGCCGGAGCCATGCCGGCCGCGAGCAGGCTCGGTCGAGCAGATGTTCGCGCCGGAGCAGTCAAAGACCTGTCGGTCGGCCGGTCACGAATAGATCCCGGCGTCCCACTTCGCCTTTTCCCGAGCCCAGTGCTCGGCAAGCACGGCCGATACGCTGCGACCCGACAGGCCGATCGCTTCGTCGAAGCCGGCGTAGATCTTGAACTTGTGAGCGTTGTTGGCGATTTCCGCGTTCCAGATTGTCGCTGGCAAGCCGCGCAACGGCCGAAGCGCCGAGAAGTCAGTGCTGTGTGCCCCGGTCGGCGCGATAGGTGTCGCCGGGACGATCCCGCCCGGATAATAGAACGCCGTCCCGATCTCGCCCGGCCGATACCACGATGCGACCATGGCAAACCCCCCGAGCGCTGCCGTGGGCGGAATGAGTCCGACAAGGTCGCCAGCGAAAGCGCCACCATACTGCCTGCGATGCATGATGATCGGCGTCGCGCCGGACTTCTGGAAACCCGTCGAGGCAATGTCCAGATTGGCCGCGTAGCTGTTAACGCCGGCTGTCCAGCTGTGGAACGGCAGGATGGCTGTCGTGGATTCCGCCCAGTCCGCCGCCGTTGGCAGCTTCAGAACGGTAGTCGAGAGATAATACTGACCGTTCGCCCAGATCGCGGCGGCGGCCGTGGCAGGGCCGCGCAGATAACTGTTGGCGACCGTCGCCGCGCCGAAGTAGATGCCGCCGCCCGAGACGGACAGTGTTTCGCTCGACGCTATGACCATGTCCCCGGCCGGCACCGGGTTGTCGCGCTCGGCATAGCTTTCGGAAAGGTTCTTAACCACCGCGCCATTGACGATCGTCCCAACGCCGGGCGAGCAGTAGCCTCGCGATAGGTCGAATGACCACTTGTTGCCCCGGCTCACATCGGTGCGAATGAGCTTTGTGCGCCCCATCAGCCCGTGACCGGCAGCGGCGGCGAGATTGGGATCGATATGCACAGTCTGCATGGGGATGGTCCTTCAGATCAGGAGGTCTTCGATGGCCTGGGCGAGGATGAGATCGCCGCCGTCGACGGAGGGGTGGATGTCGTCCGGATAGGCAGCAACTAGCGGACGAATGCCGGTCGAGCGGTAATCTTCCTTGTGCTCGACCGGGCCGAAGAGCGGCTGCAGATCCACATGCGTGACGCCGAGCTGCATCGCCATGGCGCGCACGGCCTTCGTGATGTCCGCCATCTTGCGCGCCCGGCCGAGGAAGTTCTCGGGCGCCGACATGAACACGGTGCTCATCGAAGGCGTCCCGACAAGAAGCCGCTGCCTGATCTCGGCGAAGTTGTTGGCGATGCCCGTGTCAGGCACCGTGCCGGCCTGGTCGTTGGGACCCAGCCCTATGATCGCCAGATCGATATTCATGGACCCGATGACGGTCGACCAGGCCGCGGAGTTCGGTGCGAGCCAGTTCGACGTTGTGAACCCGCCGACGCCGAGGTTGTCGACGATAACGCCGGCCGCGCTGTTCTTCAGGTCGACCGAGGCCACCTCTATCGTGCCGGCGGCGCACCCGATCTCCAGCGCCCAATAGCCGCTTGCCGGGAGGTCGGTCGGCATCGAAATGCGATAGCCGGTCGACAGGTCGAGCGAGTGATTGGAACCAAATGCATACTTCGTCCGGTCGGTCAGCGAGCCGGACCCGCCATAGACACCCCAGCGATAGAAGGCCGTCGCACCACCCGCTGCCAGATAATGCAGGTGGGCGGACGTGATCGCGCCATTGCCGAACACGGTTCTGAAGGCGGCCGGATCGGATGTCGATGCGGTCGAGAGCCGGGGGACCGCCTTGCCGCCCTTGGTGTTGGTCCATGTCCCGGTCGAGGCGATCGATATGTTGGTATCGGCGCTGACGAAGTTCTCCGAGGTCTCCAGCGATACGAAGCCCGGCCCAGCGTTGCCGAAGATCGACACCATACGGTTGCGAAACCATGCTGGTGTCCAACTGTTGAAGTAAGAGTCCCCGATCCACCCTATGCGGCACTGCTTGACAGAGCCGCGAAGGATGCTGCGTAGCTTCACCCGCGCCTGACGCACCGCGTGGGCATTCACCACAGGTGCGTAGGGCGGCGGAACATCCTCGAAGAGGATATGGCCGTCGAGGCCGACCACGACGCGCGCGGCATCCTCGTCGGTGTCGTATTCCTCTCGCATCACCGGCTGCTGGAGGATCTTCCCGTCCTCGCTTACGACGGTAAACGGCCCGTCCTCGTCGGTGTCGTAGCCGGGCTGATGCTCGGTGACCTTCACAGCCCCGTTGAATTCCTTGACCCCGGCGATGGTCTCATCGCCGGTCTTATGGACGACTGCGCTGTCGGCCGCCTTTAGATCGAGCGCTGCCTGTAGCAGGCTCAGAGCATTCGTCACGTTCGCCGCGAAGTTCTCGTCGTCGCCAAGAGCGGCGGCCAGCTCGTTCAGCGTGTCCAGCGCGCCCGGCGCCCCGGAGAGCAGCTGGTCGATCGCCGCCTTGACATGCGCGGTCGAAGCGATCTGAGTCGTGTTGGTGCCAGGCGGGAGCGTCGGCACTATAGGCGATTCAGAGAACGTCTTGACCCCGTCAATGTTTTCGTCCCCGGCCTTGTGCACTACCGCTTCGTCCAGTTCTGCCAGATCGGCAGCCACAGCGGCCACGGCCGTATCACCAAAGGTGATGTCCGCCCACTCGATCGCCTCGCGATCGGTCACGCCGTCTGCGCCATAAGTGCGGATGAAGGGCACGATATATTTGGTGTTCGCAGACCAGACAACATCGACACCGTCGCCGGCCTCGCCGGCCACCACCAGCGTGATCACCTGACGCCCCATCGCCACCGTCAACGTTGTATCGATCGGCACCGACATGGTGCCATTGGCGGCCTTGGCCGAGGTCAGAAACTGGATGTCGCACCGAACCGTATCGCCTGCCGGATCGGTCGGGTTCGTCGCCCGCTTGAATATCCATGTCAGCAGATACTTGTGCCCACTCTCGACCTTGATCCGCTCGCGCAGGGCCAGCGTGTCATCGCCCGTTATGCGCAGGACCCGGCCGTCCAGATTGTTGGTCGGCGTGCCATTCGGAGATGCGGCAGCATCGGCCGCACCCGTCAAGGTCGACGTGAACCGCGACACGGCATCGCCGGGCCGCCCCTGAGTCTGGGCAAGATCGCCGAGAGGGGCATCCGCTCCAGCTGGTCCGGTCGGCCCAGCAGCTCCCGTTGCACCCGTCGGGCCTGCCGGACCCTGCGCGCCAGTCGCTCCTGTCGCACCGGTCGCACCTGTGGCCCCCGCCGGTCCGGCTGGGCCAGTCGCACCGGTCACACCCACCGGAAGTCCGATACGCTTCGTCCACGACCCGGCGCCTGACGCGCCAGCCTTGTTGTAGATGCCGTTGTTCGCCGACGTTCCGTCCGCAACCACCCATGCGCCCGTGTTGGCCGGGTGTGCAAGATCAGCATCAAGCGCCGCCTTGGTCGTGTAGACCAGCGCCCCGGAAGCGATAGCGGCATTGATGGCCGTCTCGACCTCGACGCCCCAGACCTGCGCCTCTCCGATGTCGGCGCCGCGCGGCGCGCCGCCCGCGGTCGTTGGTGCGAACACTTCTGCGGCCGGCTTGGTAAAGACGGACATGGCAACCTCGAATTGCTTGGATTGATCAGGTGTAGATCGCCGTCGCGGTCGCGCCGGGCGTGTTGCTTCATGTGCTGGGCGTGCCGTCCGAGACGTAAAGAACGACCGGATAGGTGGCGGCTGGGTCTTCCGGATCAACCGGACCTATGTCCACCGTGTAGGTTCCGGGCCGAGTCTTGACGATCGGGCCGGTGCTGACCTGGTAGGCGGCGGTTCGAAGCGCGGTGACCGTGAAGACCACGCGGTCATACGCATAGGTCTCCCCCCCACCGACATCGATCAACACACGCTCGGAGGCGATGCTGAGGGTCGTCAGTGGCGTATTGTCGATCGCGATGCTCTCGACCACGAGCGCATCCGAGAACTCGCTGGCATTGCCGTCGCCGTCGAAGATCCGCTTGCGGAAGTCGACCTTGGAGCCGAGCTCCAGCACGGGATGATCCCCAGTGTGGTAGAGCTTTGGCGCCGAGAGCTTGCCGTTGAAGCTGGCATCCTTGCGGAAATTGGCAGTAGACGATCCGCTGGCTGCCACCAGCGTCTGGGTGAACGTCCCGTTGGTCGAGATGTCCGTGCCCTCGACCGCGCCGCCGCCGCCAAACCGGGGCCGCAGCACGCCGGCCGTCCGGTCGGAAATGGTGACGATGAAGTCGTAGGACAGGCCGGCCGTGAAGGCATGCGTCTGGTTCGCCGCCGATTGTGTCCCGGCCGTCGCGACCAGATAGGGAGGCGAAGCGGCCCACCCCGTGCCCAGCGTCCACCCCGACCATGTGTCGGGATTGGTGAAGATGTTGTATTTGATCTGCCGCCAGGCGAAGTCTGCCGCGCCTGGCAGTTCTACCTCGGTCATCGACTGACCCGGCAGCGGGCCTCCAGCGTCCCACACCCTGAACACTGCTTCGACATGCGCCGCGCCAGATGGGGTTTCCGTCGCGACGCGCAACTCGCGTGTCCCGTCCGGATACTGCACCACGCATGCCGCGGTTGGCTGTGGCGGCTTTGTCAGATCGGATTCCGTGATAGGAGGGACCAACACGGGCGGTGGGTCGACCTCGTCGGTTGTCGGGTTGAACGGCGTGGCGAGGATTTCCGGGATCAACTTGAACGGTATCTCGACCGTGCCCTCGGCATCGTTCGGCCGAACAGCGCCAAGGCGCGCCCGTAGCCACACCGATGCCCCATCCTCTCCAATATCCGGGAACTCAATAAGCGCGGTTCGTCTGCCCCACGCCGCGATGCCGGCGAAGTTCGTCACCAACAGACCAGCGTCGGCGCGAGCCAGATAGAACAACTGCCGCGCCAGCCTCTGCGCGAGCGAGGCATGGCAGGTGTAGGTCAGGTCGCATGGGAACTCTTGCTCGCCGAGTTCTTCAGCCTCATCGTCCAGCCGCGCCCAGCCGGCGCCCTTGTATTCGTCGGTCTCGGTGTCGATCTCGTGAAGAGCGACCTCCGCCCTTTCATACCGCCGCTCCGGAGAGAAGTAGCTGAGCGTGCAGCGCGTCGCGCGCTTGCCGTTATCAGGCCCGGCCTGCGGATAGATCGCGACGATGCACGAGGCGGGGATTGAAATTTCGGGTTCCGGCCAATCCTCTATGAACCGCAGAGACCATTTGCCAGCGGCCGTCTGATACAACTCCAGCCCGGACGACTGCATGATGTCCGCGACGATATCGAGGGTGAGTGGTCCTTCCCATCCGCCGGACACCTGGCACCGTTGCGTCGTTCCAGTCTTGGTCGTGACTGTGGCTTCGCCCAGCGTCGCCGTCGCACCGATGTCATCAAAGTCGATGTCCTCGTCATCGATCATGCCGAGTTGGCGAAGGAAGTGCAGCGACCACAAAACGCCGTTGATTGTCCATTGGTAGCCATCGATCCGCGGATCATATGGCTCAAGCCACCGCCCGCGGACGCTGAGTTCCTTCACTCCGCCCTGGAGTAGGCGGCCGAATTTATCGCTTTGGGTGCCTGGACTGCGGATGCGCACCCTGCTTTGCGCGAGTCCGATGTTCCGATGCGCTGCCGTCCACGTGCTCGGGAAGTCAGTCAGCATCGAGGCGAAGGCTTCTTCTGTCCCGTCGCCGACTTGCGAAAGCACGTTCATGAACGAGCCGGTTGACCCAGCGATGTCCCAGCCGCCGCCCGGGTCCCAATAGGCCCAAGGCGGCGACGACACCAGTCCGTCGGGCTCCACCGTGATTTCGCGGCCGTCGTAGAAGTAGGCTTCAATCGTCGAGACCGGCCCGAACGCATGAGCGACGAGCCTTGTGTGGTAGTAGCCCGTCGATCGTCCGAACAGGATGCGGCCCTTGGCCTCCGCTCGACCGAACAGCGTGATGCCGGGTCCTTCGGCACCCTGCGTGGTTTGCTTGATCTTTTGTGTGGGGAGTTTCGGCTGGTTCAGGAAACTGACCGCAAGGCCGCCAAGCGACAGCGCAGTAGAGACAGCCGCAGCTCCGATCGTGGCGGCGGACGCGCCGGCCGGGAACAGGGCAGCAAGTGCAGGAACACCCCCTGGGAGAGCGAACGCCACATTGACGATCAAGATGCCGATGGCCTCGAAACTGTAGGCGTGCGTCGTCAACGCCAGCAGCGAGGCGCCGGCTAGAAGAACGGTCCTGATCTTCATCTAGACGGTCCAGACCTTCACGATGGTGGCACGGCCGGCGTTTGACCAGCGGCGCACTCCGAACACACGCGCTCCCCGTTCGTGGCGCCAGCAAACGACATTGCCGTGTGCGAAGATCACACCCACAGGACCGCCCCATGTCTCGACGTTCAGCAGCCCGACAGACCCCGCCGGGATGGCCTCCTCGTGGCACTCCACGAGGCGAAGGTCACGAGCCATCCGCGTCCAGATTGCCTCTAACCCTCCGGCGGAGGCGATCATGGCCTCTGCCTCCTCTCGGCTCGAATAGGCAGGCCAGTCAACCTCGCTGCCGGTCTCGTTCACGACCCACTGCAACACCCATGTCGAGCAATCGTCTTGACCCCATTCGATCGGCTTTCCCGCCACGGATGCGCAGAACGTGCGAAGCCGCTCGCCCCTTTCCCGATCGTTGTGTGTCATGGCTTGAAGTCGTCGATGATCTGATCGTTGACGTGGTCCTGGCCCTTGTCGCCAGAGTTGCGCTGACGCGCGCCGGCCGGGCTCCACATGTATCCGGTTTCCGGAAAGTTCAGCCCTTCCCAGGGAGCGACGACCTTGATCTTGATTGCCCTGACCGACGCACCGATGATCGAGAAAGCGGGGGCAGAGAACTTGCCCCGTATCATCCGCTTGATGTCGACCAGCGTTTCCCCGGTCTCTGGCTCCACCGTCGCAAAGTAGAGATCGCACCGACGTCCGATGATGGCATGCCGATCGGTCCATACCGTTTTCAGGAACTCACGATTGGCACCGGACAGAACGATCTCAACCGCGACGGCTTGCCCGAATATCGGCTCCTCGATGCCGGACATCCCGACCAACTGCCCGCCGAACGGGTCGGATATGCCTTCCCAGGTGTAGCCGCCCATGTCGAGCGGCCCCATGCCGGTGTGAAGCCGTCTCTCCCCTTGGGGGAAAAAGCAGTGCGCCAGCCAAGTGCGCTGGACGTGAAGCCATTGCAGCTTCGCGAAATCATCGTCGGAGAAGATCACGTGTCAGCCTTCGAAATGCTGGCGGACATAGGGGTCGATCACTTCGGTGCATGTAATCGAGATGCCATCTTGAAGTAACGGGTTGCGCGACCACGTCGCGGTTTCCTTGCTGGTGGGGCGCATCACGACGGTGGGGTTGAGGGTGCAGTAGTCGCTTGGGGAAAGCGCCTTTCTGAGCCGAGGCCAGACCCGATACTGGCCCGCGGCGATTACCTCGGTGACGGTGTAGATGCCGAAGTGAAACGGGAAGAACCCGATGTGGTCGCCAAGCCCGAGATTGTGGCCCCAGAAAGCCGATCCAAGCGAGACGATGCCTGTGTTGTATCCCGACGCCGCCGCAACCGGCACGATGGGATATGCGGGCTGCCAGTTTCGGCCGTTTGACCACGGCATGCCGTTTGACCATCGCTGCGAGCCATAACTGCCAACGACTCCCGCCTCAGCGGGCGTCATGATGTCCGGATCGATATAGGTGAACCGGAACGCATTGCCTGGCGAAACCGCCGTCACCAAGCCCCGGTTGCGGCGCGCGCGTGTGCCTTTCGCCCCGGCGAGGTTCAGCCGAAGCGATACAACGTCACCTACACCATCGAAAGACTGTTCGCTGCCGTCCGTCGCTGTGGTCGATCCGGAGTTGCGGGCGTTGGGACCGTTGATCCAGTCGATCGAAACGATCCACGTGTCTTCGCTGAAAGGAAGCAGCCGAAACATCAGCCCACCCCAGCAAACTGCGGCCGGATACGACGATACTTGGCCTCGTCGTTGCGCGCGTCGACCATTCCCGGAACCGCCTTGGCGACCTTAGATCCCATTTTGACGCTTTCGCGTGTGGCGACGGGTCCGGCGACGCGCTCCACGGCCGTGTCAAAGCCGCCATCGGCATCGAAGCGCGAGACGACCTCGATACGGAGGGGCTGGTCGGTCGCAGGCGCCTGCATGCGCGGCGTGATCGGCGCGACATACCCACCCTGGGCATAGCCCTTGGCGGCATTGTGGGCACGGGTCAGATTGCCGACGCCGATGCGATCGGTCGCTTTCTTGGAGAACACGAACTCGCCGCCATGGACGATGCCCGCAGGGGCGTGAGCCGGCTTGTTGCCGGTGTATCCGCCCTTGGCGAAGCCAAAGAAGCCCTGAAGGATCGACTGCAGGAAACCACCGCCGAAGATGCCCTTGCCACCGCCGGCCTTGTTCATCGTGTCGAGCAGCTTCAGAAGGATCGGGATGGCCGCCTGTAGCGCGTCCTTCCATGTCATCGTGCCGTCGAGCAAACCCTTCAGGATGCCACCGAAGCCCTTGCCGGCCTCGTTCAAGGCGTCCTGGTTTTCCTTGGCGCGCTTGGTCGCCGCCTCGACAGAGGCCATCTCCGCCGCCTTGGCCTTGAGCAACGCGATCTGCTGCGGATCTAGCGTGAGGCCCGCCTGGGTCGCCTTGTTCAGGAGTTCCTGTTCGTAGCGCAGTCGCGCCGCCGCTTCGGCGGTCTGGCCCAGCCCTGCCTGCTCCGCACGAAGTGCCGCGATCTTGGCGTCGGCGTCCCTAACGATGTCAGAGAACTTCTCGCCGTCTGTCTTGCCACCACCGCCCTTCTTCTTGGTCTTTTCGTCGACCTTCGTCAGGTCAGCGGCGAGTTCCTTCAGCTTTGCAGAAGCAGCCGATGCGCCCTTGGTGATGCCGGCACCAAACTCGCCAAGGTAGTCACGGCTCAACGCATCGGCTACAGCCTTGTTTCGCCCCTCAAGCGCTGCGCCCGCCTTCGCGGCGTAGTCGTTCTTCCACTTCGGAACGATATCGCCAACCGATCCGATCTTCTCAAGGTTGACGCCAGGAATCTGATTGAGCTTATCAATCAACCAATCGACGCCGGTGGCGGCTTTCTGGATCATCGTGTTGACGCCATCAACGACCGCGTTCACCGCGCCGGTGATGGCCGCGCCGATGATGTTGCCGAAGTTGTTCCAGACAAATTTGATGTCCTCGTAGGCCGCGACAAACGAGCCGATGACATAGTTCGCGCCCGTCTTTGCCGCGCCGACGATATCGACGCCGAATATCTGGGTGAGCTCGTCCCGGAAGATATTCGCCGCCGCGACTGCGGCCGTGATGCCGAGCACGAATGCAGCGGCCGGGTTCGCAGCTGCCATAGCGCCGGCGACGGCCAAAGCCGATACGGCAAGGCGACCGAGGAGAGCAATAAGGGAGACAACGCCGCCGATGATCGCTGGGGCATAGAGGAGGGCAAGACCAGCCGCAGCCATGGCAGCGTAGGGCGCAATGGTCTGGAGCACCGAGGCGAGCGCGCGAAGGGCAGCAGCGGCGAGACCAGCCCAATCCACCATCTGGAGGCCGACGGCGGCAAGCGCGGTGAGCGCGATCGTGACAAAGGTCAGGGGCGAGAACAGCGACCTGAAGGCCGTGCCGAGCACATCGGTAGCCTTCGCGCCGCTCTGCATGGCCATTTCCATCTGGCCTGCGATCTGGGTGCCCTGCTGAAGCGCGATAAGGGCCGGGTTCATGCCCATCGCGGCCGTGACACCGATATCCTGAAATTGTGCAGCGAGGCCGGACATGGAGCCGCCCATACGGCGCGCGTTGTCGTTCACCGCCTTGCCATGAACATGCATCGCGTTGGCGGCCTTGGTGGCGGCTGCGGCTTCGACATTGAGCGCGGCAGCGGCCCGGTTCGCGGAACCAGCCGCTGCGGCCGACGCAGTGCTGCTGGCGTTGGCACCCCCAGCGAGGCCCCGCGTTGCGGACTCCGCGCGCTTGGCGGCGCTCGAAAGCCGCTCAAGCGAGATCGCGCCCTTGTCGGCCTGGGAACTATCGACCGCGAGGCCAAGCGAAGCGACTTCCATCTCAGCCTCCTTTCATTCCCGTTTTGCTGGCCTGCACCAGGCCGTCCTTGATCGCCTGTTGACGATCCCGCTCGCTCGCCTGCTCCGCCACCTTGGACAGATACAGGTCGTCGATGTCTTCGATCAGTTCGATGTCCTGCGGGGAGAGATGAAGCCCGGTTCGGCGGATAAAAGCGTCGATCGCCTCTATCGTGATCGGGCCAGGGCCGTTGATCCCGTCTCGCGTGCGGCGTCTCAGTCGAGACCACGCACGCCAGATGTAGTTGAGCGCCATGGGGAATGGCGGGCATTCAAGATCGGCCTCAAGCTGGGCGGCAATGTCCTGCCGGTTCTTGCGGATCGCCCGCTCAAGCCTCGATGTCAGGCGGTCTCTGCGGGTGCGGCCTTCTTCGTCCCGGTCGAGCTCGAATGTTCGCTCAGCGAATCCCCGGAGGTCGTCGCCGAGCGCTGCGTAAAAGAATTCTCATCACCCAGCCATTCGAGCGCCCGCCTGAGCGTGTCGATGCGGCGCGGCTCACGAAGGAACTGCATCGCATTGGCCTCGCTGAACGGCAGCGGCTCGCCATTGAGCTTCGGCAGGTCGGGAAGCCTCTTGCCGGTCTTCACGTCCTCCAGGTGCCATCCAAGGAGGCGTTCGGTCGCGATGCGCACCGTATCTTCCTTGGCCTCTTCGACGGACTGCTCTTCGGCCTTCCACTTCTTGCCGTTGACGATCGCCTGCTGTTGCCGGGCGGTCTCGTGCAGATCCTTCTTGGCGCGACGGTTCGAAATCTCGATGGTCTTGGGATGACCGGGGCCGGCATAGGTCCACACCCAGCGGACGGCATCAGTCGCGTGGGCGATGAAATAGCTTTCGTCGACGGCGTCGAACGCCGACAGGTCAAAGTCGACCATGGAATTCTCCTATCGGGATATGTCGGGTGTCGGGGGTGACCCGCCCTGCCCCGACGACAGGGCGGGCCGTTCTGCGCAGAAGGGGAACGGCTACGGGGTGATGACCGCGGACTTGACTTCGACGATCGAGGTGTTGATGCCGATGTTGAACGCGCGAGTCACCACCGTGGGGTTCGTGCCCATGTTCGTCGGCTTGGACATGACAAGACCGGCGTAATACAGCACCGACTTCGTATAATTCGCCGAACGGGCGTCGTTCAGTTCGATCTTGAACGGATAATTGAAGTCGTTGCCTTCGGCCGCGATGAGCGCTTCTTGCCCATCATCCAGAGGGTCACGGCCGACCGTAACCTCCTGTGTGCCGGCGTCGCGCGGGCCCTTCAGCTTGCGGACGCGATTGCGCCCGATGGTAGTGAATGAAATCTCCTCCGCCGTATCGCCGACGGTGCCCAGGTTCTCGATCTCTTCGACCTCCTCCCAATCGGCGATGTCCTCGTAGAACTCGAGCATATCCGCGTCATTCATCGCCTCGATCGCGTCGACATCGACGCTGGTCGGGGAGATGTAGAACTTGCTTCCACCCGTCTTGTGAATGGCCATTTGGGGTCTCCTTGAATGGCAGAAAACCCCGGCGCGCGGCCAGGGCGAACGGCCCGATCTGGTCGGGAATTGGTTAGGCGAAGGCCTCGATCTGGATGGTGACCGGCACCTGCATGAACACGGTCCCGGCGATCGGCCCCGTGACGTTCGGAGCGGCGGTAACCCTGCACTTCACATCACCGGAATACATGGCGTGATCAGCGGGGAAATGCGCGGCAACCTGCCCTGCGATCTCGCTGGCCTGCAGACCGGACCATGTCTTCTTTGCCATTACGTCCAGTTGGAGGATCGCAGTCCTCTGATGGGGGTCAGCAGACCCAACGAAGCGCCGGCTCGTCTGGTTCGGCACCCACGTCGCTCGAATGTAGGGCGTGGTCGCCGACGGGTTGTAGGACGCCTCGTCGGTCCAGACGATCGGGAACGTCGCCTTCATCGGCAGCGTGTCCACACGGGTCGCCGCGGCAGCGCGCATGGCCGTTTCAACGCTGGGCATTCTGCGCTATCCCTTCGGCATGAAGCTGCTGTCCGACATCGAAGTCCATGAACGCCTTGCCGCGGCCCGCAAGGTCATGGGCGAAGGCGCGGCAGAGACCGTGCGAGGCGACACCGCTCTCAAAGCCGCCCGACAGGTTCTCACCGGTCTTGGACTGGCGCTGCTCTTGGCAGGCGAGCAGGAAAGCGACCGGCTCGACGGTGTGCCTACAGACCGAGGCGAGTCCTGAGTTCCTGCGTCTTGTCGAAGACGATGGTTTCCCACCGTTGCGCTACCAGATCCACCCACGGCTTAGGGACTGCCCCGTTGGCGCCGTAGTGGACATAGCCCGCGTATTCTGCGGTCCAGCCGATGTAGATCGTCCCGCCGAGATCAGTTCCGGCGATCACGACTTCGATTTCAGCCAGGTAGTCGGCCTGCGGGACGCCTTGCGGCCGGTTTGCCAGAGGCATTGACATGTTTGACGCCGTGATCGACGCCCGTAGGAAGCCCGTTCGGTTGTAGTTCGGGCTCGGCGGGGCCTCGTAGACCATCTGCGTCAGGAGCGCGTCGGCCTGCTCGACAAGTTCCTGCACCGATTCCTTGAAGATGGCTTCGACCGCGCCCTCGGCCTTCCGCGTCCATTCCTCGACCGTGGCGCTGAACGACTGTGCCATCAGGCCGCCGCCTTAAACCGGCGCTCGACCGATGCGAAATAGTCGATCTTGATGCTGTAGGTGCATTTGCATCCTAGCGTTTCTCCGGCCGGCGCGTCGGGCGCGTGCGGGTAGCTCATCCTGGCCCCGTTCGGTAGTTTGAACTGTTCGTCGATCCCGACGCTCTTGCCGTTCATCGCCCGATGGTGAAAGCGCGGATGCTCCTGCGGAGTGTGTTTCCAGACCTTGCGCACGTCCTGCGCCGCGATCTTCCCCGCATCGATCTGTTGGCGGACCGCGTTCTCTCTGCTCTTGGCGAGAGCGGTCATGGTCTCGTTGAGGCCTATCACCTCGCTGCGGTATTTCAGCAGCCCGTCCGAATAGCGACCCGTGATCTTGGCAACGTCCGCCTCGCTGAGCGGCCTGCCCTCCCGGATGGCCTTTGCGATCGTCCTGTCGAAGCGCTTGTCCCGGCGCGCGCGCGTGAGATAGTTGCGCAGCAGTGCAGGATCGCCCGACAGAAGCTCCAGCCGCGCCGATGACACATACCGCTCTTGAGCCGCGGTGAGACCAAGGATGCCGCCTGAGCGGCGATTGCTGACCTTCTCCACCCTTCCGATGACCGAAAGCATGGTCTGCGTCGGGTTCCGGCCCTGGGATAGCCCCTCGGTCAAATGCTGGCGGATTGCCTGCTTCATATCCTCGGTGGCGCGCGTGATCAGATCAGCGCTGTGCCGCGCGACCCAATCCTCGCCGAACATGTTGCGCGGCGAGAAGAAGAACCGGACGCGATTGCCTTCCGGGTCGCGAAGCGCCGGCAGGTTGCCGACCTGTGCCAGGCCGCCCGAGTTGTAGGCGTCACGCAAGATCATTTCGAGCCGGGCAAATGCTTCCGGCTCCAGGTTCATCGCGCGGATCGCGCCTTCCACATCACCCCGCTCGAGCATCTCGACCACGACGCGAAGCGTGATGCTGTCCCGCACCTCCGCGATGGCGTCGAGGAAGGCGGCGCGGATCAATGGCTCGAACCGCTCCAGCAGTTCGGCGAAGATCACACTGTCGGGACGGCGGGCCATGCTACAGCGCGCACCAGGCTTTCCAAGCCACAGTCACCCCTGCCCCAGGCACTGGCGTCAGGTTCGTAATCACCCGCTCCACCCCGTCGATGACGAGGAGATCGGTGATCAGCGGCACCACTTCCGGCACCGCGAACGTCACCATGTCGCCGGTCTGGATGATCAGGACACCGTTCTCATAGCGCTGATGAAGGCGCTTGACCGCGGCGGAGAGCGGATAGGTCGTGACCGTTTCTGCACCTGGTATCCAGGGCGTCTCCGGGTCGGGCGCGGCCGTGGTGACGCGCTTCAGCGAGACGGTGCCCTGTGCGAACCGGTCGAGCAGCCGCGTCGCGGTGCCCTGCATCCGGCCATAGTCGAATCCGGTCATCCGCAGCCCACGGACCAGACGCCAAGGCCCGCCATCGGCAGGACGAGATACGGTGCCAGCATGCCATCAATCTCGGCGATTGTGGGCGTTGCGGTCGACGGTGCCAGCGGGTCGTAGGGCTGGCCATCCTGCTGCTTCGCCTCGAAATATTCCATCTCGACCGCGCCCTCGACGCGCTCACGCTTCACCACGCCGGCGGCAGAACCGATCGATGTCAGGCTGCCGGGTGCGATGGCCTCCTGATATGCAGCGCGGTAGGAGGCATGCTCGACCGCTACCGGCACCACGTCGTCGGGGATGGTCGACCCACCGACCACAGCACCGGTCCGCGGCCAGGCGCGCTCCTGCGCATAGCCACCGGTCGCCTGCCCCTTGAAACGCGGGCCATAGGTGGCGTCGATGTAGACGCTGCCCCTCTGGCGCAGCACGGCGAGAGATGGAGCGCCCTCGGGCAGGCTGTAGCCATTGGCCTCCATCCACGCCGCAATGGCGCTATCCCCGCCGTAGCCGGCCATGGATCAGCCTTTGCTCGCCTCGACGTAGGCCTTCTTGTCCTCGTCCGACATCGCGTTGAACGCGTCGGCGTCGGCCTTGGGCAGGCCGGAGATGAGCACGGTGTCGCCGTCGACGATGTTGAACTTGCCGCCGCCGTGATGGACAGCCTTGAGGCCGACAGCCGCCGGATTGGTCATCGCCACCTTGCCCTTGCCGCCGCCGGAGATGGTCTCGTAGCGGCCCGCCCATGCCGTCGGCTCCGACTTCACGTCGAGTTCGGTCCCAACTGCAACTTCCTCGCCCTTGGCGTTGAAGATGCCGGGCTTCGTGATCTTGATCTTCATTGTCCTGTCCTTTCGGTTCGGTCCATGGGCTCACCGAACGGGCCGACGCTGGGCCGACCCGTCTCAGAGACCATCTCGCGATGTCTGATCAGTCGATGTCGGTGGTGTAGAACACGCCCGACTTGCCGCTGAAGTCTGCCCGGATTTCCAGACCCATCGCGCCCATGACCAGGAACTGGTAGTTGTCGGTCGGGTTGAGGCGGGTCATCGCCGTGGTGTTCACCGCCATGCCGACGAGCGGGCGGATGTAGTCGCTGTTCGGCACGAAGCCGAAGAACGCGTTTCCGCTGAGCTCGTAGGTCACCGCGATCTTGTTGATGCGGCGGTTGGTGAGCAGGTAGGACAGGAGCGTCCCGCCCTTGAAGCCGGACGAGCCCGAATAGGACCGGTCCAGGTTCCGCCCGATCTCCGGCGACACATACAGGTTCACCTTGCCGGTGATCAGGTTGGCGTCGAGCATCGCACCCATGGTCTGGGTGAAGAACGTGTCGATCGCATCCGACGTGGTGCCGGTCGCGGTCAGGTCGATGTTGGCGCCGCCGCCCGCCGATCCGAGGTTCAGAACCTTGGACAGGGACGAGGTGCGGATGCCAGTGCCGGTATAGCCCTGGAAGACGATCGTGCTGTCGCCGTCGAGGACATACTGCGCCATGTCGCGCCGGATCTTGGCGGTGTGGGCTTCCTGGTCATCCGAGAGTGCGTCGAAGTTCTCGGACTGCAGGGTGTTCCACTCGCGCCATTCGCGTCCGTAGGCGGCCTGGAAGATCGGCACCGGCACGCCGCGGTAGTCGTAGGTGACCTTGTCCATGGTCACCGGCACCTGGCCGGACATGGACCGCACGACCGAGCCGGCGTCGCTCGACACGCGGGTCATGTGGACCAGCTTGCCGATGTTCACCGCCTTCGCGAGCGGCATCAGGTCCGCCATGTAGACCTGGCCTTCGTCGTTGCGCATCACCCGGCGGGTAATGCCGTCGAGATCGAGCCACGCGTCGCGCGGCAGGATCGACGCCGCGTTGCCCATGAGTTCCCCCATGAGCGATGCGTGAGATTCCTCCACCCGATGGAAGTGCTCTCGGGCCACCGAGAGTTCGCCCCACCAAGCCGCGTGCGGCCGGGAGTTGGCGACCAGCTGTTCGTCGAAATAGCGCATGTCGCTTTCTCCTTACGACGCGGCCGACAGGTAGCTGAGACCCGCGGGACGGATTTTCAGCAGCTGCTCGGAGCCGGAGTTGTTGTTGTAGACCTCGTCGGCATAGGCCACGATGAGGTCCGAGGTGGATGCGATGGCCAGCGTGCCGTTGGCACCCGGCGTCAGAGCGGTGCCGATCGCCGTGATGTTCACGCCGTTGGCGATGCGGGCGGCGTAAAGCTCGTCCGGCATCATCTCGATCGCGACGACGCGATCCTCGTCCGGCCAGTCGTCATCGACGCCCTTGAGCGCCAGGTAGTTGTCCTGGACAAGCCAGACCTTGCCGACGGTAGTCGCGCCGGCGAGAGCCCACTTGCCGGAGCTGATAGCGACGAGGCGGCCCGGCTTGAGGGCAACGTCGCCGATCAGTTCCTTCACCTGCGGCTTGGTCTTTTCGACCGGACCCAGGAAGATCTTGTTGTAGCGAGCCATGGTCTCAGCCCTCCGCCTTGGGCAGCTTGAAGCCGGGCTTCTCGCCGCCGCCCTGGTTGAACGCGCCGTTGAGCGGGGCCGCCGTGCCGGGCTTGGCCTTCTCGGCAAGCTTGCGCAGCGTGTTCAGCGGCGTGGCCTTGGCCGTCTCCTCGTCGAGGAGGTTCGCCTTGACCACCTTGGCGACGAGATCGGCCTGCTCGGCTTCGTCCTTCGCCTTCTGGTTTGCGACCATCTCCGCATGGGAGTCGGTCAGCGGCTTCACGGCGGCCGCGACCGCATTACCGATGGCCGTCGCCAGCGCATCGGGCTTGAGCGCGTCCGAGAGGGTCTTGACCTCATCGGAAAGCGCCTTGAACTGCTCGTCGGTGACGGGCATGGCAGTCTCCTTCGTGTTTGTGGAGGTTTCCCGCTCGGAAAGGCCAATGGCCTCCATGATCGCGGTCTTCATTCGCTCCATCACGGAGGCCTTGCGCTTCCGCTCCAGAGCTCGGGCGAGGCTTTCCACCGCCCAATCCATCTCGCGGTCAGCATCCTCGATGAACGAGTTGATGACCTCGATCTCTTCCTCTTCGCCCTTCGCGTTGACCATCATGCCGACGCCCTGGGCAGGCGTGGCAGCACCGTCCTGGTCAAGCAGGATGGCGTCGTGGTCGAACTCGATGTTGCGAGCGATGTGCTTGTAGGAGACATCGCCGTTGGCGGCCTCCAGGTTGCAGTAGAGCCCGGTCGAGGTATGGACCGGCTCGCCCTTCTCGATCGCCGCCAGGACCGCCTTGCCGCCCTCGGAGCGGTTCGCCATCTCGACGTCGATCACCTTGTCGAGCAGCACGCGGCCGTTCTCTCGGCGCAGGTTCTCGTTCCACGCCCCGATCCAACCGATGTTGATGCCTTCCGGGTCGCGGGCCGAAACGAACTTGCCGTTGATGGTCGGATGACCGAGCGGCGCCGGGGTCCGGTTCAAGCCGATGTAGCTCTTCTCGATCTCGTCGGCGGGATACATGATGTCGTTCATCACGATCCCGTCGGGGAGCGTCGCGGCCGGCACGATCACCACATCGCGGCTGTTCCGCTTTTCTCTGCGGACGGCGCGCGTGTTGGCGACCGAGCGGATGTTGACCCGCACGGGTTTCGGCATGTCTGATCTCCAGTGCTAGGCGGCTGCGCGCCGCGCCGGTGGCGTCGTGGCGGCGTCCGTCTCATCGTCGTCGGGATCGTCGCGATACTTGTCCGCGTCGCTCAGCGGCTCGTAGTCGGCCGCGGCGCGGATTTCCTCCGGCGTGAACACCCACTCGCCGCTCGTCTGCATCTTGGCGTTGACCTCCGCCATCTTGACGGTGCGGTCGATCTTCTCGCCCATGGACGTCTCGGTCAGGTCGGTCCAGTCGAGAAACCAGTCCTTCTCCGGCAGGATGCCGAAGCGCTCCAGCCGGCGCACCAGCATCATGATGTTCGGGATCACATGCCCGTCCCGGCGCGACATGTTGGTCTGCGCCCATTCCTGGGCATCCTCGGTGCTGGCCCGTTCACCGGTCTGCATGCCGACGAGGATCTTGGTCGGCATGCGCATCGAGGCGGCGAAGGACTGCAGCGGCGCAGCGAAGAAATGCTCCGGGCTGGGCAGCGTGATGCCGAGGGTCTTGGCCTGGATGCCCTGGATCATCAGGAGTTGGTCGAACCCCTTCTGCCAGTCAGCGACCTGCTCGTTCATCTTGTCGACGATCTCGCTCTCCGGCACGCCCATGACCTTCGCCATGGTGGAGATGTTCGCTTCCTTGTCGACCTCCAGCACGGGGGCGGACTTGGCGTTCTTCCAGAAGCCCTCGCCGCCGGCTCCCTTGATCTTCTCCATGTCGATCAGATCGTTGTAGCCCGGCTCCAGTGCCGAATGACCGTGCACCGTGCCGTCGAGGGACCAGATCAGCACCCTGTCGGGATGGACGTTGAACGACCTCGGATTGGTCGTTTCGCCGACTGCCGCCTCGTTGAACTGGAACATCTTCGGCTCGCCATAGGTGGGCGAGGTCTCTACGGTGTCCCACTCAGAGACGGTCAGCTGCCCTTCCCAGGCCGCAACAACCTCGACCAGGCCATCGAGACCGCCCGGCACCCGATCAACCGGTTCGGCGAACCGCTTGCCGTCGGCGAGGCGCAGGATCGCGCCGGCATACTTTCCGACCATCGCACGCCGGTCGGCCTCGGCGAGGCGCATCCATAGGCGGAGATCGTCGAAGCGCTGGCGGATTTCGCGCTCCAGCGTCGTCTCTTCCTTGCCCTCGCCCTCGCTGCCGTCGCGCTCCTTCTCGAGGAGGAACGGTAGATCCTGCCATGTCTTGTCGATCGTCTTGGACACCGCGGCATGGGCCAGCCCGTTTCGCCGGTAGATGCGGTAGAGCTGGTCAAAGGTCAGCTCCGCCGGGTAGCCGAAGTCCTTGTAGTGGTCATGCTTCGGCGTGCCGAAGAAGCCTGGGAACATGCGGTCCAGGCGCCGGTAGCCCTCATTCACGATGAGGCGCAGGCTGGTCATGATCTGTGCCTCTTCATCAGGAACATGGCGACCGATGGCGGCGCCGGCGGATCAACGAAGGTAAGCATTAGGGCGTCGGCATGATCCGGGCTCGATATGCCTCGCTTCGCCAAGGCTTCCTTGCGTTCGATCACGATCTTGCCGCGGTCGTTGCGCCCCCACTTGACCAGCGAGAGTTGGAGGCAGAGCGCGTCGCTTTCCTTGTCGCCGCTGGGCAGCGCCAGCAGGTCCACGACGGAATGCTCCTTCCCATTCTCTTTTCCGAGCAGCCACAGCACATGCTCGTGCGTGCGCTGCAGGGCTGTGCGGCAGAGCCACCAGACCTCCGCCTTGAGGTTGCCGAACATCTCTTCCGAGGTGCGGCCGTCAGGCCATATCCTCGTTTCGGACGGCGGCAGGCCGGTGTTCACCGGCGTCACCGACAGATGCGCGAACCGCTTCGCCTGCGCCTCGTCATCATCACGATGCATCAGCGCCGACGATACGCCGGCTCCCACGCCAGGCGCATCGAAGTTCAGCCCGTCGCACCCGGTCTCAAGCGCCGTCTCCAGGCCCCACCACGCGGTTCCGATCGTATCGGGGTTGCCACGAGCCTGCGGTCGCTCGACCACCGGTCCCTTGCGCGGGATCGCCACCGACTTCGCCTTGCCAGCGCCGACGTCAAGACCGACCACGCCAGCATTCGACGGCTTCAGCCTTGGCTCAAGTTCCTGCAGCCGTTTGGCGCTCTCTACCCATGCGGCCGGGATGCAGATGCCTTCGACCGACGCGGTGTAGTCGATGTCGTATTCCGACGCCCATGTCGTCGGGTCGGAAAAGCTGGCCTGCTTCGCGGCCGCCCATTCCTCGGTCTTGCGCGGGTCGTCGCGCCAGTGGATGCGCGCGATCTGATGCGGCTTCAGGATCGAATGGCGCTTGCGGGCGAACAGGTTGCCCATGCCATTCACCGAGGATACCCAGATCACGCAGTCAGTGTTGCCGGACAGCGCCTTCTCAACCGTCTCAGCATTAGGCACGAATGCCGCCTCGTCCACGACATAGAGGGACGATCGGCCGCCGCGGCCCATGTCCTCGCCACCCTCGCCCGAGATGATTGACCCGGTCTCCGGGTTGACGATGCGCATGTAGTTGTCGTGCTGGCCCCAGGAAAAGCCCTTGGGCAGCATCTCGGCCGGCAGCCTCGCCAGCATGATGCGCAGCTTGGCGAAGATGCTGTCCGGGTTGTCCTTCTTGTCGACGTAATCGACCTTGCGGCTGCCGAACGTGGCCTTAAAGCCCGGCTCGAACAACCACTGATGCAGCGCCACCCCAGCGCATAGGTAGGTGATACCAACGTCGCGGCTTTTCTCGACCAGACCCTCCTCAGAGGCCCTGATGCGGTCGAGGAGCCACAGCACCACCTCGCGCTGCTTCGGCCACAGCTTGAACGGGACGAACGCTCCGCCGGGTTTGCCCACCAGGCGCGGGTCGTAGGTCATCACCCACTTGTCGAACCAGTAGATGATGTCCGTTGCGCAGCGTTGGCGCTCGACCTCCCATCCGCCGGCCTGAGCCTTAGCCGTTCGTCTCGATATCTCCGCCGCCACCTGCTGCCTCAGCTCCTCCCGTGAAATCGGGAGCGCCACCGAGCGCGGCGTAGAGGGCTGCAAGCTGTTCATCGGTTAAATTTGAGACATCCATTGTCTGGATCGGGCCGCCGTTGCGGCCGGTGTGCTGCATCGAAGCTAGACGCGGGTGCATATACGGCGCGGCATCCTTCGCGATGCTGGCAGCCTCATCCCACCGGTCGGCTTTGGCGTGGACTCGCATCGCCTTCAGCATGACCTCCAGCGGCGTCAAGCCTTCCTCGGTAGCCTTGTCCGCGATTGCCCGCGTCCGGCGTGTAGCCGCCCCCTTGGGCCGCCCTGCCCCTGTCCTCTTGCCACCACGCGCCACGTTTGATTACCTTTGAATTAATTCAGTTTCCAAGGGCAATATTAGCAATGTCGAAGCCAACGATCTTTCTCAGCCACATCTCCGAAGAACGCGCGCTGGCAGTGCTCTTCAAGGAGCAAATCGAGAAAACCTTCTTGGGATTGGTCGATGTCTTCGTTTCATCGGACGCTCAGAGCATCCCGTTAGGACAAAATTGGCTGGACAGCGTTACCAGGGGCCTCAGGTCTTGTAAGGCGATGCTCTTGCTTTGCAGCCCGGCCAGCATCAAACGGCCGTGGATAAATTTCGAAGCAGGTGCGGGGTGGGCGCGGAACATTGAAGTTGCCCCTATATGCCACTCCGGTCTTCGGCCAGTTGATCTCCCGCTACCGATGAGCTTGTTGCAAGGCCTTGAAGCGCATGACCCAACCAAAATTGAACAGATATTTCAGCTGATAGCCAAGCAGCTCGGCTCTTCCCTGCCCGACGTGGATGCGTCCGCCCTTGCTGCAAAGGTGAAGGTTTTCGAAGCGCCCTACATCGTCCGGCTGAGACTAGCAGAAGCTGCGCTAACTCTGAAATCTACGAGTCCAAATGTTGTGAGCCACATTCTCACGAATCCCCCTGGCGTCACCATAGCGATGAATGGGATCTCGGAGAGAGACTACGTTCTCATCAGACCAAGCCTTGAGGCCTTGCAATCCGCTCGGGGGCTCCAACACTCATTTTCCGTCACAAGTCTCTCAATCGGCGGGGGAAGTGGCGGCGCCTATGGTAATCTCAACGTTGCAGTGTCATCAGATCTGCATGCATTGCTGACGGACCTCTGATCTCTGGCGCATTGCGCCGCGGGGAGCGAGGCGAAGCCGGGCGCGACCCCGGCTCTGTCGGTTGGCCGTAGCTGTCTGCCTCCGGATGCTCGGGAATTCGTTTCGCCGACCTATGCCTTCCGGCTGCGACGCCCGCCAGTGACCGCTACCCGATCCCCGCTTGGCTAGCCTTTCGCGGGATTGCCCGGTGCACCCTTTCCCGACATCGACCTGCCCTATCGGGGTTCGCTCGCGGGTGCCTTCGCCTCGCATCTCGTGCGCCGAAGCGCGGAACTGGTTGCGCGGGGCGGATTCGAACCGCCGACCTTCAGGTTATGAGCCTGACGAGCTACCGGGCTGCTCCACCGCGACGAAACTTGTTGCGACCTCGCCCATCACGTCGACCGCGTGCGGCGTCCAGTCGTCATCGTTGATGAAGAAGTCATCGACCCGGCGAAGCCCTGGGATACCGGAAAGAGTGCGTTTAATGATCCGGCGCGCCTGCTTCTGGGTCATGACAAACCTATAATCACGATGGCTCATATCCCAGCCGTGATCGGGGAACCTTTCGAGGATCTCGGGATATGCCCCGACCGCCACCGATGGCATTGCTGCCGCGATCGGGGCAAGGGCGACACCCTGAAGGAACGAACGGCGGTTCATCGTCGCCTCTTGTCATGGAAGGCGAGCAACTCGCTCACCAGCCACTCGCGATCTTCCACTATTCCACGGCGCCCATCAAGTGGCGCTTCCGCGTCGTGTATCACATCCCACATCGCGTGAAGCGGGCCGACAGGGGCCACCTCATCCCTCGCGAAGGCGATCAACTCTCGGAGCCTGGCGTCAGTCACTCTCACGCCGCCACCTTCTCCGCCGCCTTGCGCTTCCGCTCCGCCATCTTCCGGCGGTGCGCGTTGCGCTTCTCGGCCCAATCGAAGCTGCGGATTTCGGGGAGGTCGACCGGCTTGAATGCCGGGTCATCGCGCCACGTGAAGCGATCTATGCAACCTGCGCCGATCGTATCCGCAACATGCTCGATTTCGGGGGTATCGGGCAACCCGTCCCCTGCCCCGTTCTCGCAATGCTGCACATCGCTCCGAACCAGATGTGCATAAATTCGAGCGATGGCCCGGTCTTTTCGCTTCCGCCCGGTCTTTTCCGAGATGCCCTGCTTCGCGCACCAGTCCTTGAAGAAGCGGCGCTTGTTGTCGGCCATGCAGCCGGCCCATGCCGCGAGTGCGGCGCGCTGTGCCTCGTTCTCGACCATGGAGAGCCAGCCCCATGCCTCTTCCGCATCGGATACGTCCCGTGCCGACACGGACACGCGGTCCCAGAATTCGCGACGGTGGGCCGCGTGGGCCTCGGCGTCTTCCTTGCGCAGTTGGTCCTTTTCCCCAACGCGCTTGCCCCAATTGAGCATGTCGGCCTCGGAATGGACGTAGGGAAGCTTCTGCGCCTTCAGGCTGCCGGGACCGACGCGGGGAAGCCGATCTTCGATCTCTGCGGCGCGGATCAGACGTTCGGCGATCTCGAGCTCGGTCATGGCATCCTCCTGTCGTCCAGCAAATCCATCTGGTCCGCGTCATCGCCGAACCGGCGGGCGATGCGTTCCCAAACCATGCCGTCCAGTGCATAGCGAACCGGGACATGGCCTGACAGGCCCTGCGCCATGGCCTGCAGCGGCCCCAGCGGCATCGCGTCGAAGGTTTCCATCAGATCCCCGGCCCGGCGCTCCAGCAGCCCGCCACAGGCCCGCAGCATGTCCGACATGCACCAGAGGCCGGTTTCGTCCAGCAGCGTCTTGTTGTTCGCCGTCTCGGTCAGGAAGGACATGACCAGACGGGCATGGGCCTCGCCGTGCTTGCGGATGATGCGCGCGATGGTCTCGGTGGCCCGGGTCTGGCCGATCTCGGGATAGCGGTGCGCCGGGATGATCTCGACCCCGAACTCGGCACACAGCGCGGCGACGCGGGAATCGGTCACTTCTGGCCTCCCTTCGCCGCGTTGACGAGATCGGCCATGCACGCTTGCGCCGGCCTGCCCTGCTCTAGATGCTCCCGCACCACCCGGCGTGCGACTTCCGCGACGCTCTTGTCGAGCCGACGCGCATCGCCGGCCCGTTGGCGGATGCGGTCGCGGTCGGATTTGGAGCGGAGCGCGCTGTTCATCTTCGCACCTCCACCGGTATCCTACGGTCCCGCCCGCGCTGCTTGGCGAAGTTGGCAAAGACGCGTTCAACGTCCGGGTCCATCTCGCCCAGCGTAGCGCCGTCACGCCGCATGTTGCCGTTGACATAGCGCTCGAGGTGACGCGTCGCCTCTTTGTGCGCCTCCAGTTCGGTCGGGAACACCTTCGGGCGCCCGCCGTCGGCCATTATCGGCCGCGCCGCCGCATCGGCCGGCAACCGGATCATCGCATGCCAGCCGGCACAGACCGGGGCGGCAAAGGCTCGGAATTCGTTCATCGAACGCGCGCCTTCTGCAGCACATGCAAGATGGATGTATGGTCGCGCTGGAAAATGCGGCCGATCTGCGCGAGCGACATCCTCTCCCCGCCCACCGTGCATGTCGTGGCGACTGTGACGATGGCCTCGTGCCTAGCCTTGACGAGCCGACCGGCCCGGGAGCGTGCCATCATCTCTTTCACCGTGATCCCGTGCCTTTCCGCGATCACGGCAATGACAGCCTGAACCGGGCTGCGCACCACTTCGACCTTCGGCCGCTCGACCACAGCCGGCGGCGGCAATGACGCCTTCGCCACCGGCGGATCGACGTGCAATCGCTTCGCTCCCGCCATCGTGCGCCGCGCGCTCACTGCAAACATCACAGACCTCCTTCGAACAGTTCCGGCGGGCCTTCTTCCCGCATCGAAACGTAGCGTGTGTATTGAGCCTCGAACCGGATACGGCGGGCGATGGATGGATCTCCGAACCGCACCTTCAGCGCACCGAGTTCGGCATGGTCCTCTTCCCATTTGCCACGGGAGAACCTGGCCTCGACCTCCCGTTCCTCTCTCTCATCTGCCGCTGTGGCGAGCTGCGCCTTCCGGTATTTCCAAGCGCGGTAGAGGTAGAAAATGCCGTCGTAATCCTCCCGCGCCATCTCGCCGCCGAACAGGTCCGCATCGATCGGTCGCGGGTTCTTTCGCTTAGCGCCCGCGCTCGAGCGTTGATTCAGGCTTAGCCAAACCGCGTCGTGTTCCGACGCCACGTCCTTGCAGACGCCGTTGACCTCTGCCGCCACCCTGCCCTCATGATCGCGGTCGCTCTTCGGCTTCACCTTGCGGGTATGGTCGAGCACGATGAGCGGGACCTTCTCGAACCGCGGCGCATAGGTGATCAGGAACCGCTTGGCGTAGCCGGCGATCTGTGCCGATCCGTCCCGACGGCCGGAGCACTTCTTGAACACCATCGGCAGGGACCGCAGATCCATGACCGCATCCCATTTCTGTTCCCGCTCACGCGTCTGGAGACGGGTTTCATCCTTCAGCCGGTTGTGCTCGATACCGAGCTTCTGCGAGACCATCTGAAGCAGGCACTGGTCCCACAACTGGTCGTAGGAGAGCAGGAGGACGGGGTGGCCCTGTTCCGCAGCGTGGCGGATGATCTGGAGCACCATGGACGTCTTGCCCTCGCCCGAGCCCGATAGCATGCCGTAGAGGTTGCCGGCCTCCAACTCCTCGCCCATGACCTCGCGGAGCTGGGGGAGCGGCAGCGGGACCGTGGGGCGGCGGACGATGCCGGTGGCCGACATCATGCGATCCGCTTCATCCTTGGCGGTCATCATGTCCGCACCGTCATCGCCGGCCGACAGGGCGAAGAGCCGATCCTGGGCGGCCGACAGTAGTTCGGCACGGGACGCCGCCGCATCGGCTTGATACCCGAGGGCAACGATGTCCTGCCCTGCCGAGACCATCGAACGCCGAAACGCGGCGTCTTTGATCGCGCCGGCATATCCGGCCGCGCCTGACATCCGGACCGCCTCGGCACACAACTTGGCAAGATACTGCGGAATCGACATGTCGCCGATCTTGCCGTCGGTAGGCATGAACGGGATCAGGGTCGGCGGCGTTGCCTTCTTGCCCTGGGAGAGCAGGCCGGAAATCGCTTGGAACAGGCGACGGTGCAGCGGTTCGAAGAAGTCATCTTCCGTCAAGAGCCCCGACACTTCATCGAAGCCCTTCGGATTGAGCATCAGCAAGCCCAACAGCGCCTGTTCCGACGTCATGTTGTTCGGCGCCTCGATCGCGTCCGGCAGGGCGTAGAAGTCGCGGGAGTGGTTGATCGCGTTCATGCCGCGGCCTGCCAGATCTTCAGCGAGACATCCGGGGCCAAACGATGCTTGCCGCGGGCGAGCGGGTGCATGGGAGCCCCGCCTTGGGTTTTGCCGAAACAGTAGATGTCCGGCCAAGGCTCTTCGCCGCTCTGAATCGCTTCGATGACGTGATCTATCCAGTCGCCGTCCCATGCGATGGCGCCCCAACATGCGACGACGCGATCGGCGGCTTTTGCCTCTCGCACCACGACGTCGAGGTTGTCCTGAATGGCGTCCCGCGCATACCAGTCAGGGCCGTTCGACTGCCAGTCGGCAATCTTGCGGCATTCCGCAGGACTGCTGCTGATGAAGGGGTAAAGATTCACTGCGGTCAGCCGGCCGTAGCCGCTGATCTGAGCCCAATTCACCCACCACCGGCTCGTCGGGTCTTCGCGATCACGACCGGCGCGCGAGGGGTTGCAGCCGATGAGGCATAGTGACGGCCCGGGGCCCCACCTGCGCACGAGCGTGAGCCGACATGACCCGTCTGCGGAAAACGTCGCATCGCTCACAACGTCCGGCGGGAAGAATGACGCTTGAACACTCACGCCGCCCTCCCGCGTTCCATCATCTTGAAGGCCTGGAGCCCGGCGCCGGCAAAGGCGATTCCGACCGCTTCCGCGGCATCCGAATTGCGAACATCGATCCGCAGTGCGCGGCACCGATCGACCGCGGCCTTTTTCCAGCCGGCCCGGTTCATTCCGGGCGACCGCCCCATGCCGAGGAAGGCCTTGCGCCACGTAGCCGCCGGGATGGTCTCCCACGGCAGGCGATAGGCCGCCACGATCGCCACGACGGCGCAGACAAGCCCCTCGAGCTGCAACGCGTTCGGGTTGATGGTCTGCTCCTCGACCTCGCCGCCAAAGTCCTGCCGGCGCTTGGTGAAGGTCTTCACGTTGCGCATGGGCTGTTCGATCACGACGAAGTCGGGCAGGCTCGGCTCTCGCGTCACCGGGTCGCGAAACATGCGGACCAGTTGCTGCGCCAGAGACGCAGCCTTCTGTTCGGCGTTGTCGCCCTCCGCCTTGATCAGCCCTGTCTTGATCGCCGACAGGCTTTTCGCGTCGGTGTCATACCACGCGAACCCCGTCGTCGTTGCCACGTCCAGCCCGAGGATGATCATGCGGCCTCCCCTGTGGGGCCGAAGAGGGGCTGTTGCGCCGGCTCCGGAAATCTTGCCTGCTCAATGAACATGTCAGGCTGTGCCACCGCCTTGGCGATGCGATCACAGGCGATGTCGAAATAGCCCTCGTCGATCTCGATGCCGATGAACGACCGGCCGAGCCTGACGCAGGCCACGCCGGTCGTGCCGGAGCCCATGTATGGGTCAAGGATGGTGCTGGCTTTAGGCAGAAAGCCTAGGCACCATAGCATGAGAGGAACGGGCTTTTCAGTGGGGTGCAACTTCTTCCCGGCAGCCGCGCCCTGTCGTTCGACATCGCCGGCTCTGACGAGCCCTTTCCACAAGAGCGAAAAAATCGTGTCCTTGGCGCGTACGTTCTGCCATGCGAGTTCTACGTCGCTACGAGAATCCCACGGCTCCTTCTCCCCCAACTTGTTCCAGACCAGCCAGCGGCCATGCGTCAGGCGAGAGCTGTAATGGTTGGCCCCCCAGAGAATACAGGGCCATTGCATCCAAGGAGACGGATCGAATGGCTGGTCGTCACCGTGAATTGGCCGACGATGCTCACCGAAAGCGGCGCGGGTTCCAGTCGCTCGAAAGGAGCGTGGTCGCGGCGCAGGAAAATGCGCACCAATCCCATACGGCGGGTCCGTCACCACCGCATCCACCTTGCCGAGCATCGGCAGGATCTCCAGGCAGTCACCCAGAAGCAGCCGGCAGTTGCCGATCGTCACCTCGCGCTTGATGGGATTTGTCATGCGACATCTCCGAAGAGTTCGGCCTGCCGCGCGTCCTTGCGGTCGAGCATCCTCAGGACGGTTTCGCCCTTCCATGCCTTGTCCCACACGAACCAGCCATTGAGCATGGGCGGAGCGCCCTGCCCGGTGAAGTCGATCTTCCAGCGCATGAGATAGACGCGGGCCGGCGGATACTTGGCATAGAACGGACCAAGTCCGCCCGCGCCAGGCCAGCCCCAATTCATCAACAGCGCCATGTATTCCAGGTCGAGAGTTTCCAGCGCGTGTTTCAGCCACCGCGCTTTCCCGTTCCCCCAACCGCATTCGGCAAAGGGAGGATTCTGGACCGTCGCTTTCGAAGGTGGAACGGTGTAGTCATAGAAGCTTCGGATCTCGGCTCCGCAGCCTCTATCGACAAGATCGGAGGCATGGACCTTGAAGCCAAGCGCTTCCAGTTCGCGGACAATCGCGCCATCTCCCGCGCTCGCTTCCCATATGGATTCGAAATCGCGAAGCCTATCACCTTCTGCATGAAGCAGGGCGCGAATCGGCTCCGGTGGCGTTGGATAGAATTCGTCCTTCTCCCGCTCCAGATGCTCTACTTTAGCAAACGAGCCGTCGAGCATACGAGCCGCCACAGGCTTCGACGCCTTCCCGGTGGCTCGGAAAAGCCCGCGTGCAGAGGCCGCCATCTAGAACCCCCTCGCCGGCCGAAACAGGCAAAGCACCCTGCCCTTGTCGAAATCGCCGCCCTGCTGACAGACGTGGAAATCGCCAGAGGGAGAATCCTTCACGCGCCTATCGGTGTAAGGAACGACCTCGCCTGTCGTGACGAGGCGATAGCCGTTGGCAGTCTCGCGAACCTCGTTCGAGGCCGCCGGCCTGCAGTCCGTGAGCGAACAGCACGACAGGGGGTAGGACCAGCCGAGCGGCTGCCCTGCCGTGTTCGTCGCCTCATGGGCACATGCTCTCATGCTGCCGGCCGTAATGCCGACGATGAGCGATATGCCGATGATGAAGGCGAGAAAGGCCAGGCGGAGCAGCATGGCGAATTCGCGTTGGAGATCGGTCATGGCGACACCTTCTCGGCTCGCTGCGACGCGGCGAGGCGCACAATCCAGGGGCCGCCATCGGCTCCGCGCTGGGGACGTGAGACGATCTTGATCAGGCCGCGATGCTCCAGCCGATCCATGAGGGACGAAATCGTCCGCCTGACACCGGTGCGCGCGGCCAACTCGCGATACCGGAATGAAACCATCCCATTCCCGTCATCATGCGATCGGAAATCCGCGAGCAGGAGTTCGATGTCCGCGCCCTTCTTGCGCCGCTCCAAGTGTTGCGGATGGGGCCGTTCCGGCGGAGCATTCACGAGCGGCGGGACACCGCCGTCCATGACCAGCTTGAGAACGCCAGCATGGTCCGTCAGGTAATAGCCAGATCCCCACACCGTTTCGATGTGGACGCCGTGCGGGTCGAGCTTTCTCCTGACCTTGCAGACCCATACGTCGATGATTTTCATCTCCGGCGGATCGTCGATCCTGTCGCTGTAGATGCCGGACATGATCTGCTCTTTCCGGCGCGGCCGGCCGTCGCTCAGGAGCGCGACCAACTTGCACTCCTGCGCCGTCAAATGGAACGCGTTCTGCAGTCGAAGCGTCCGATCTGGCTTTCCGGCATCGCGAAGCGCCTCCACTTCGGCCTCGAGGTTGTCGATCCGCGTGATCAGTTCGGATCGGCTCATGCGGCTGGGATCGACGTGTTGCATCGCCCGCTCCTACTCCGCAGCGTCCGCAAAGCCGGGATCGGCGTCGTCATTGTCGGCGAGAGCGGCGTTGCGCTTCTCCATGGCGGACTGGAGCGCTTCACGGGCCTTGGCCTGCTCCTCGCGCCATGCTTCGGCCCATGCGCGGCCCTGGTCACTGTTCTCGTCGTAGGGGTTGCTGCCGTGTCCCGTAGCGCCGGCCGTGGCACCCTCGCGGCGCGCGCGGTCAACGCCTGGCTCTCGCGAGAAGTCGCCGAACAGGTCGGACTGATACTCGACCGGCAATGCAAACCACGCCGCGATTTCAGCCTCGCGCTTGATCCGGTCGGGGATGATGTTCTCGTCCTCGACTTCGGCGCATTTCAGCGCGTAGTCGATTTCCCAGAGCGCGATCTTGTCGGCCTTAGCCAGCTTGCGGAGCCGCTTGTATTCGGCCTGTGCCTCCCGGACCTTTTCGAGCTGCGCCGCGATGGGGCGGTAGTGGTCGAAGAAGAGAGCTTTCCGCTCAGCAGGCGTCAGTTCGGAGTTATGCCCGGCCTCTGCCGGCGATGATGCCTTGGACATGGTGGGTTCCTTGGTTGGTTGGGGTTACGCGGCGCAGAGACGGTCGATTACTTTGACCGCGTCGCCGGCCGTCTCGATTGTGTCTGCGTCCTCGTCGGGGATTTCGATGCCGAACTCCTCCTCAAGCATCATGACGATGGTCACGGCATCGAGGCTGTCGGCGTCTAACTCTTCAAGGCATGCTGCATCGTCCACGACGCCCTCGGCTTCGGCGTCAACATTGAGCGCTTCGATGACGACGCGCTTCACCCGTTCGAATGTGCTCTCCTCTGCCATCATCACCCCCTATTGCGGCGCGCGCGGCGCCGACGTTTCAGCGCGCACCACAGGCTGGCGAGCGCGTTCCAGAACCTCATTGGCTTCCTCGATTTCTTGGGCCTCACGCTCGATGGCGGCAGCCTTGTTCTCGATGCTTTCGCAGAGGTGTCCGTAGGCGTTCCGCAACAGCCGGTAGACATCCCCGTTCACGGTCTTCATCGTCTGCCAGTGCTTCCACAGGCGCTCGGCCTGCGCGGAAGTGACACCAGCCTGTCCTGCGGCCCGATCCCTCGCGGCGGAGCGCGTGTCGCCCCAGCCGCGAAACTCCCGTCTCGTGCCAGCGTTCAGATATTCGAACGCCTCTCTTGCAGCGATACTTTCACTCATCACGCTATCGCCCCGTTTTGGTGCGGATTCGCACCGTCTTGGTTCGGACAATTTGGTTTCCTTTCGCGTAGGTTCGTGTCCGTCGAACCAACGGCGACTGAGCCCCTTTCGAAGGGGCGGATGGGCCAGGGCCAGAAAGGGACTGAAAATGCTTCGCTCGACAGGACGCCAATCTCAGCGACCGAAGCAGTTGGAATTCGAGTGGCAGACCCCACGTTCACCGCGTCGGGCTGCCGCAAATGACGATGATCCGTTCTCATGGGACCATCCTCGCGACGTGCTGTTCCCGGTTGAACCGGACGTGTTCGGAAAGAGCGTGGCGCGCGTAGAGCGCGTCCATAAGGTCGGCCTTGGCTTCTCTGATTTGCTTGCGCGATGCGGCCCAGCACGTGGCAAAGCCAGCCGCGAATGAGAGAACGAAGCCGGTGGAGATCAGGAGCGCGGTCATGCCGCATCCTTCCTGGGGCGACCGGGCCGGCGCGTCGAGCGCGGCTCGAAACCCATCGCCAGTTTCTTGAACTTGTAGCGGCCGATGAACACGCGACGCGATGCGACAGCCTCGGAAATGCCGAGCAACTCGGCGATCTGCATCGTGTCCTTGCCGGCGCGGAAAAGACCGTAGGCGCTGACTTGGCTATCCTTGACCTTGCCCTTGTAGGCGACGGTGGACATCAAGCCGCCCTCCGCTTCGTCTTCCGCGGTCGGCTCAGCCCTTCCGCCCAATCATCAATCGAGCGCCCTTCCACTGCCATGAAGGCACGGTTCAGCTCGCGCTCGATATCAGCGTCGGTCGGCTTGGGAACTTCGGTCGCGGCCATGTCACTTGCTCCCGATGCCGAGACCGAGACGCGCCATCACGTATTCGCCGGCGACGATCACCGCAGCGATCACCGCGCCCAGCACGACCGCGAGAGGCACCACGGCAATGAGTTGGGGAAGGTTGATCGTCATGCGGCCTCCGGCTCAATAGTTGCGGCACAGGCGTGGCAGTGCTTCCGGCCCACGCCAGCGCATTGCGAGAGATCATCTGGATGAGCGCAGTGCGGGCGCAGGAGCCGGACGCGATCGGCCGGGCTCAACTGCTGAATGGGTGGGGCGACGGGCGACCCTTGTGGGCCATGCGCCGCCCCGGAGCCTTCCGCTTCGGATGGCCCCTGAGACGAGGACTTTGCGGGCGCGGGCGTTCTTACATGGGCAACGGGATTTACCGTCGCTTCCGGGCGCGCCGTAGGTGCCTCGGTATCTGCTTCCGCGCCCCAGCCTTGCCATCCCGGCCGGCTGGTCCGCGCGAACATCTCAATCTTCGGAAGGTTCGGGAACAGACGCTCGATCATCTCCGCGAACAGTTCAGGCTTTGCGCTGTGCACGCCGACGGGAGCGACGATGACGCTCTCCGGTTGTGTTCCAGGCGCCGGGGCTGGAATGCTGCCCTTGGTCCCGATCAACAGTATCTCGTGCTTGTTCCTCGCCCAGTATCCGGTGCCGATCCGATCCTTGGCCCAGATGATCTGGGACTTGTATTCGAAGCCCCAGGCGAACATCACCGCCAGAGCCTCCGGCAGCATCGGAGCGGTCGCCCAGAGGAACAACGCACAGTCGTCAGCGGCCGGGACTTCCATGCGACAGATCGCTTCGACGTCCATGGTCGGGTAGTGATTGTCGGCAGCGCGGTCCATGCCGGTGTCGCGGCTATATGGCTCGAAACGCCACGGCGGATCGGCATAGATCACGCCGAAACTGCCCTGCCCCAGGCTTTCGGCAGCGGCGCGCATCTTCTCGGCGAGCGCGGCTTCCTTCTCGTCACGGGCGAGCTTCTTTTCGCCAGCCTTCAAAAGGTTCGTCGTGACGCGCTCGTTCTCGTCGGCCACGCGGACGCGCCAGTCGCCCACCATCTCTTCGAACTGGTCCGCCGGCACTGCCGCCATCTTGCGGGCGCGGTCGGCAAGGTTCTTGTCGATGCCTGCTTCGGCGAGTGTCGGCTTGGAAACTGGGTTTTTCTGCAACCCGGTTTTCGGTCGGCCACCTTCGTTCAGGCCGACGGTCGCCTTCTGACCAGCGATCATCTCGCCAAGCCGCCGCTCTGCACGGATTCGGATTTCGGCTGCGTCGACCTCGAGTTGCTTGTTCTTGGCCTGGCGCGCATAGGCACGCATCGCCTCGGCGCGGTCGCGAACGTCCTTTACCTCATCGACCGACTTGGCTTCGGCGAGCGCGCGACATGCCGCATCATATCGGAGCAGCGACGTGTCGCCCTTCCCCTCGCCTGCCGGCACGATCTGGTGCGCGAGAGACATGGCTATGCCCTCCCCGCTGGACGTCCCTTCCGGTCGTCGGCAGAGTGGGATCGCGACAATCCAACCACCAACGACAGGAAGGGACGAACTGAGATGGCTAAACGGGGGATCGAGCTGCGAGCAATGTCGCGCGGCGATCGGATTTGGAAGTTCCGGTTCTTGGCGTCGGCCGACTTCATCGGCTCACTACCGATCGAGATTGAGGTCGAGGCATTTGAAACCGGAGACAGGGACGCTGCGGAACGCACCGTCGAGGACTGCATCCGAAGGGCGCGGAAGCGGGCCGCGCTTGGGCTGCTGATCGCCGCCGACTTCGCGATGGACGCATTGGAGCAGGAAGACCGCGACGACATCGTCAAAGGTCTCCAGTCTGCGAAGAAGACGCCAAGTGCTGCGCTTGCCGGGACGCCTCTATCCGCTGATGAATGACACGCCGCTGCACAGCCTCGGCAAAGAACGCGCCGGCATCAAACCGGTCGGCGCGACCCGCCTTGGCGTCGACCATCGCATCCGAGATGCCGAGCGCGTCGCACAGCATCTTGAACTGGCGATCGCCGATCAGCGCCGGCAGGCTTTCCAGCGAATAGGTCAGCCGCGGTTCGGAGTTGACGTCGATCCCCAGGACAACGGCGCCATCAGGTGCCTTGGTGAGGTGCGCGCCGCTCATGCCGCCTCTCCTGTGGTGGGGGCGGGAGCGGCGAGCCAGTCGTTCGGTTGCACTTCGCCGTTCGTGTTGTCTCGGATGGCGCGCATCAGCTCGAGGCCGGGAGACCTCTCCCCGTTGAGGATGCGTGTGATCGTCGACGGCGGGACACCAACCTCCGCGGCGAATGCGGATGGCTTCATGTCTCGGCTCTGGAGATATTCGCGCAGCGTCATGGCGCGAACTTGCCACGTGGCAACATACTTGTCAATTGGCAATTTGCCAGTTGGCGGTAGCGAAATTTTGCCGGATGGCGAATAAGCTCGGCATGGCAAATCGCATCCGGGAAGTCCGCAAGAAAAAAGAACTGACGCTAGAGCAACTGGCGGAGAGCACGGGCATTTCGACCAGCCACCTTTCCCGCATGGAAGCCGGTTTGCGCGGCATCAGCCTCGAGCAGATCATCCGAATCGCTCGTGCGCTTGAGACCGATGCGGAGGAACTGAGCGACGACTTTGACGTCGCCGACCTGGAACGGGCGAAAGAGCTCGCCGTCTTCCCGAATGAGCCTGGCCGGAAGGGCGATGTTCCGAACTTCACCATTCACGCGGGCATGGGACCGGGCGGCGCGCTGAGTGTGCTCACGAACGACGCAGGAGAGGTATACTCCGACTATTCCGATGGGTTCTGGAGCTTCCCGGATGCTGTAAAGGCCGGATGGAAGCGCATGGGCAAGGTGTTCGCCTTGCCTGTGATCGGCGACAGCATGGAACCGACGCTACCGAACGGCTCGTTCGTTTTCATCGACACGTCGCACATCGTGCCGGCACCGGAGGATATCTACGCGCTCGACTACGGCGATGGCCTCATGATCAAGCGCCTGAAAATGGTGCCCCGGTCGGAGAAGATCATCGTGATGTCGGACAATGAACGCTACGGCGCCGATGAACTGCGCCGCGAGGATGTTCGGGTCTATGGGAGGGTGGTCGCATGGTTTCAGTGGCGAGGGTGATCGCGGCGTGCTTGGTTGCTCTCATGCCGGAGGTGGCGGCAGCGCAGTGCAATCGCGGGTCGCCCAACATCATCGAAGTGGTGACCTGGAGCGCTGAAAAGTCGGCCCCTGGAGGAACATCGGTTACGACCACTGTTCGCAACAAGACATCGAAGCCGATCGAGATGATCGACGCCACGATATGGTTCGACGATGTTTTGGGCGGCAGTCTCGGCGGCATTCCGATCGACAGGGATCTTCGCCTCGACCCAGGCAAAGAGGCCACCGAGACGAACAAGATGATCGGGTTCGACCGCCTGGTCACCCTTGCTCCGAAGAACATCACAACGAGGGGGTGCACGAAAGCCGTGCTCTATCAGGACGGGACCAAAGAGACTTTCGAGTAGCCTCGCCATGAAGCTCACCCTCACCCTCGACACCGCCACGTCTATCGCGCTCCGCCGCCTGGCGCACGAGCTCCGATGCTCAGAGGAGGAAGCAGCGATCCGTGCATTGCGGGATGCGCTGGTAGGAATGGGGATGCTCGAGATCAGCCTTCAGCAGAAAGAGCGCGGCAGTACGGAAAGCGAAACATGATTTGGCGCGCGCGCAAGATTATCTCCGCCGGCATGTTTGTGATCAACATTGGTCTCACGGCCTGCCTCCTCTATCTGTTTCTTGGTCGAGGCTACTTCGTCGTAGGCGGGTTCACTTCCGTCGAACTCGTAACGATAGTCCTTGCCGCGCTCAGCGTGTTGCTCACTGCTCTCGGGATCTTCATCGCTTTACTCGCGATCTGGGGCTATCAGTCGCTTCGGTATGTGTCGGAGGAAACCGCGCGCACTACCGCTGAGAATGTGGTAAACTCGGAATTGCCAGCGTTGGTCAAACGCGAGTTCGCAGAGGTGCGCGACCTAAAGGACATTCTAGGACAGGAGCAGGTTTCCTCGACCACGGCGCAAGAAGCGGTTAATAGCCTCGACGGAGGGAAGCAATGATCAAATACGAGAACGAGAATGAGATCGTTCGCGCATATGCGCTTCGCCCGCCGGTCGATGTGAAGGGTATCATTCGCGATATTGGGCTGACCTATGTCGAGCGTGATCTTCCGCCCGGAGAATCCGGTTACATCGAATACGACGGATGGACCTGCACCATAGCCGTAAACAGCAACGAAGGCCCCCAGCGCCGACGCTTCACGGCCGCGCACGAGCTCGGTCACTTCCTATACCACCGCGATTTGCTTAAGAAGCACAAGCACTTGGATCGATTATTCGATGAGGCCGCGAACCGCAATGTCAGTGCGCCTCTCACCTATCAGCACGAAATGCAAGCAAACGGCTTTGCTGCAAGTTTGCTGATGCCGAAGGTGCCCATCCAGCAAGAGATCGCCTCTGGCAATACTACGCTGGCCGGCCTCGCGGAGAAGTTCGACGTTTCGAAGTTGGCCATGGAGGTCCGGCTCCGGGCGTTGAACTTGCTACATCTCATACAGGACGCACCTGCGGCAGCATAATTTGCCCCGGCTCCGGCCGGGGTTTTCGTTTAGGCACTGCTCAACCAGTCCTCGATATCGATCTGCGGCGCCTTGCGTCGGCGCGTTACCCTGGCGCTTTCTGCATGCTGTCGCGCGTCGTGCCGCAGGTGGCACTGCTGACACCAGAAGCGCAGATTGTCGTCGCTGTGATCGGTCAGGTGGTTGTCGAAGTGTGCCACGGTGCAGACGATCTTTATGATGCGGAGCTTGATCGGCTCGACATCGCCGCACCACCACTCCTCGCCCGGATTCGGCCATACCAGGCGTAGGCCGTTGTCGCCCTTTGGTTGGGCTTTCAAGAACTTCCCGCTATGCAGCCGGCCGCCGAGGACGTGGTTCTCGACACCGCATTTCTCGCACCGATTGCCGGCGCGGGCACGGATGCGCTCACGGATCGCTTGCCACTCCGCCGACTTGATCGACCCGCCGGGATAGAGCTTCATTTTTTCCGCCGCAATCGGCATACCGGTCTCCTCTGGACACACTTCGCCCAATCAAGACGTTCACCCTGAAGGGCAACGTCGCCTCGGCTGCCGCCTATGCCGCGGGCCGGGATGCTATCAAGTCGGGATATCCTGCGCCGTCCGTCTTCATCGGTGGACCAGTCCGCCTGAACCTTCAGGGTATGTCGCGCAGTTTACACCTCAGCTCGCATCCAAAGCATTCGGACGGCGCCTACCCGTCCCGACCATCCGACTGAGCCTGGCAGTCGATCACCGCTTGGGAGTTCATGCGCCGGATGATCGGCGCGGCGGGGCAACGCCCGTGAAGACCGCCGCTTTAGCGCTCCGGTCCTTCTTTCTCGCCGGGAACCTCCGGTCAGACGCGAGAAATCTGGACTTTCTGCGCCGCGCGGCGATCGTTTCGGTTGCGAAATCCATTGGGATTTGCTAGGGACCGAGTGTCTTACGAACGCCTGCGCGCCCCGGTCGGATCATCCCGCCGGGGCTTTTCTTTTCGCACGGCAAAGATTTTTTGCCAAGTGGCATTTTGCCTATTGTCAATGTGTTTGCCACGTGGCAATATCCTCCCCATAGCCTTCCTGGCTGATGAGGAGAGACGCGATGACGCTGAACGAGGTGATGAGCGAGCTGCAGAGCCGGCTTGATGCCAGCAAGCGCATCAATGCTGAGACAGACAAGGTGACGGCGCGCTTCCACGGCGAAGCAATGGCGCTCAACAGGCACCTCAACCATGTCCCCAAGATCGTCTGCGCGGACGGCTTCAAGATGTCCGTCCAGGCGAGCGCCTTCCACTACTGCTCGCCGCGCGACAGCGCGGGACCGTGGAGCATGGTCGAGGTCGGCTATCCCTCCGAGAAGGTGGAGGGCTTCATGCCTTACATCGACGGTGAGGATTCAAATCCGACTGATACTGTCTACGGTTACGTGCCGCTGAGAGTGGTCGCCCAAGCTATTGTCGATCATGGCGGCTTCGCCAAGGCTGAGGGCCGCTGAGATGACCGCCCTCGCACAGACCTTCCGGTCGACCCGGTCCCGGACCAGCGCAGACCCCGCCTCGACGGCGCGCCAGATGATCGCGGTTCTGATCGCGATCCACGGCGACAAGATCGAGGATGCGGTGATGATCGACGGCGCGGTCGCGGCATATGCGGCGGGGCGCCCGGCGTTCTACTCGACCGCGACGTATCACAGCGCCCGCGCCTGTTGCCTGTGCAAGACGGCGAACACGACCGGCGATCTCGTCTGCGCCCTGCGCACCGAATACGCCCTTGGCGCGCCGGGCCGCGAATACGGGCTCAACGCGCTCGTTCCCCTCAATGACGAAGCCGTGGCGGATCTGATCGCGGCCTATTCGTCGATCGGCACATGGCGGGACTTTGACGAGCTCGTGGCGCGCCGGACGCGTCTGGCGAAGGAGGTGGCGTGATGGAAGCCGCCCTGATGAAGATCGTCGCGGATCACAACCTCACCGGCCTCGGCGTCAACGTCTTCGGAGCGCCGGGCCACCCCTACATCGGCGTCTACGTCCATTGGGACGGTGAATACCAGACTTGCGCGTCGGGCTCCGCTGACACCTTCGACGAAGCGCTGGCGAAAGCGCTTGCCGAGATGGCTGAGCGTCAGAAGCAGGAGGCTGCATGATGACCGCCGCTACCCGAGAAAAGAAGCTCGCATTCATCAAGTCGTTCGGTCGCAACGCATTGATCACGGCGATCACCGAGGCGGCTTACCGGAATGGCCTCGATTACTTCCTCACCGACGAACAGTTGGACGAGATCACCACCGAGCAGGTTCGGGACGCACGACGGTCCGCCAAGATCAATCGCGAAAACCGGAAGAGGAGTGCCGCGCGATGACGCCCCTCAAAGCCGGGAAGTTATGCGGGGACTGCGGACATTGGAACGGTGGCGAGTGCCGCCGATATCCGCCGCAAGTGGTCGCTACGACGTCCGACAACCAACACCCAATCGCCTACTTGCCCGCCGAGTGGTTCCCAGCACGGAGAGCTACCGAGCCAGCATGTGGAGAGTTCGCGCCATGACCCTCTACCGCGTCATCGTGACCCCGCTGAGCGACCGCGTCCTACCGCCGCTGTTTTGGTCCGGCCCGTTCACCCGCCGGTCTGATGCCCTCTCAAACATTGCGTTCTGGCGCTCGCTTGGCGGGTGCAGCGCACGACTGGAGACGATGTGATGCACAACTCAATCACTGAGGCCATAGCAGACGGGAAGAAGATCGACGCGCTTCTTAAGCTGGAAGGCCGCACCGTGGCTGGCCTGCGCCTGATACGCTGGCGATGGTTCGACCCACACCTCCGCATCACTGGGTCTGGCATCTTCAAGGACCAGGCGTCGGACGCGGCGATCCGCAGTGCGTTCTTTGCCGGCGCGATCCGCGACTGGCAGGCCGTGGTGCCGGATTTCGGCACGGTGGAAGGGCCGTTCCAGATCACCTCGCTCGAATATACCGGCGCGCATGACGGAGAGGCAACCTTCGAGATCGCGCTGGAATCGGCGGGTCTCGTCAATGCCGCGGCCGCGGCATCAACCACAGCACAGGCCTAACCCGCACCTTGGCCCGGTGCTTTGTGGAATGGAGAGAACGATGACGGTCGAGATTAACGCGCTGGCAGCTGTCGCTGATGCGCTGAACAACCTGACCTACGGCGAGATGATGGAACTAGCGCAGAGCCTTACCGACATGCGGAACGATAGCGCTGTCGACCTCGACCGTCCCGAAGAGTGGGCCAGCCTCCTGAACTCGTGGGCCGAAAACTACAACCCCGCAGCCTGAACCCCTTCATCGAGCGGCGGTTTCCCCCGCCGTTCCTTCAAGTGGTTGAGAGGACAGGAAGATGACGCACACGACTGAATTGAAGCCCTGCCCGTTCTGCGGTGGAGAGGCTGAGCGCGTGGATCTCTATGAGGGCGAAAATCAAGGCGCGTCGTTCATTTGCTGCACGCAGTGCAATGCGAGCGGGAACCTGGAGTTTGGGTTCAAGGAGAACTTCGTCTCCAATTGGAACCGTCGCGCCGTGAACTCCCTCCCCGCTCTCGTGAAGGCGCTGGAGGCTGCCGAGATCGTCCTTGCCGCCGAGGTCGAAGCGCGCGGCGATCTCGACGCGACATACGACACAGCGCCCGCTGGTCCGGCTCTTGAGCTGGTCCGCGCCGCCCTCGCCTCTCACAAGACGAGTGCCGGAAGCACAGGGCAGGAGGCGGAGTGATGGGCTTCAAGAACCCGCACGCGCTAGAGATAGCCGGCAAGATCGGTGTGCTTCTAGAACGGGAGCCTGTCCAAGACGTTGGCATCGCCCTTGGCATCATCCTTGGCCAGTTCATCCTTCTCCTTGAGGACACGGATGCCGGCGCGTCGAGAGGAATAGACGCAATCGCGACTGACGCGAAGGACGTTGCTCGCAAGCTCAGGAGGATGCGGAATTGACCTCCCCCGACGCTCTCCTCCACGCCGCCTTTGAGTGGCTTGCCGCTCATCCCAGCACATACATCGCGCTCACCATCGGCTGGATTGCCAGGGCGCGCATCATCTTGGGAGAACCGCTGTGAGCACGATCAATGACGGTGGGCCAGCGTTTCCGTTTGCAGCAGTTCACCCGAACTGCACGGATATGCAGACGAACGGCATGTCGCTGCGCGACTGGCTCGCGGGGCAGGCAATCGCTGGTTTAACGGCCAACGCGAACCTTATGGACCATCTAAATAGCGGCGATGACCCGCTATCTGACGAAGCCTTTCTGCTTAGCGTTGCGCGGGGTGCATATCGATACGCCGACGCCATGATCGCCGCCCGCGAGAAAGGCAGTGACGCGTCATGATCGACGAGCTCACCCATATCGCCCGCGCCGCAGCGGCCCTCGGCGATGAACTCGCAGGCAAAGCGATCCGCGACCGGCTGCACGAAATCGAACAGGCGCTGAAGCACGACGAGGACCCGGAGCGGCGCGCTCTGGCAAAGGCCGATCTCGACCGGCTGTTCGATCGGAGGAACGCGGCATGACCCGACATGTGGACATCGACCGAGATGCGTTCGAGCCGATCGGCGCCGTTGCCGAGCGCGTGGTGCGCGGCGCGCGCGGGGAACGCCGGTGGACTGGCGAGACAATCTCGGAACCTGGTGTGTGGAGCGGCATCAGCCTAGACGACTACCACAGCAAGGTCGATCTTCTCGACGGGCCGTCCGTGTCCAAGAGCGCGTTGAAGTGGCTCATCCCGGCCCATGGCGGCAGCCCGAAAGCGTTCTGGGGCCGGTGGAAGCACAATCCCGACCATGTCGAGCCCAAGACCACCAAGGCGCTCGACTTCGGCAAGGCAGCGCACGCCAGGCTCCTCGGCGATGAGGTGTTCGAAGAGAAATTCGTCGTCCGGCCGGACTCCTACCCTGACGCCAAGACGGGCGAATTCAAGCCCTGGAAAGCCAAATCCAACGTCTGCAAGGAATGGCTGGAGCGGCACGTCAACGGCCGCACCGTCCTGTCCAGCGACGACATGGAGATGATCCGGCGTATCCATGCCGATGCCAGCCGGCATCCGCTGATCCAGTCCGGCATCCTGAACGGTCGCATCGAACGATCGATGTTCTGGAAGGACCCGGCAACCGGGATATGGCTCAAGGCGCGGCCAGACGCGATCCCTCATGCCGACGGAGTTTTCGCCGATCTCAAGACCGCCTCGGACTTCGGCGAGGATTTCCTTGAGCGCCAGATTTTCGACGCCGGTTATTACCTGCAGGCGGCGATGACGCGGATGGTTTGCCGCGGTCTCGGCATCCCGTTCGAGACCTTCGCGCTGATCTACGTGCTGAAAGACGACGTGCCGGACACGGCACACGTCGAGGTCTCGGAACACGAGATCGACCGGGGCGAGCGCGTCATCCGCTGGTGCCTCGACACGATCCGCCAGTGCCTCGACGCCGGCGAGTGGCCCGGCGCCAGGCCGTTCAACGACGGCACCAGACACATCCAGATGAAACCATGGGCCAAGGAGCAGATCGACCGATTCCTTGAGCAGCAGGAGGCAGCATGAAAATCCGCGTCATCGACCTCGAAACAACTGGCCTGCCCGAAGATGAGGTCAAGGGCATCTGCGAAATCGGCTGGACCGATATCCACGATGATTGGTCAATCCACGGACCTCACTCGGCGCTGGTGAACCCCGGCCATCCGATCCCGCCAGCGACGCGAGCGGTCCACCACATCAGCGACGCCGACGTTGCGGGCGCGATATCGCCAACCGAAGCTTGCCAGACGCTTATGGCTGGCATGGAGCCGGATGACGTGTTCGCGGCACATAATGCCAAATTCGAGCGCGCATTCTTCGGCGGCGGATCGCATCGATGGATCTGCACATTCCAATGCGCCAAGCACATTTTCCCCGACGCGCCCGGCCATTCGAACCAGGTGCTCCGCTACTATCTCAACGTCGATGCCGATGGGCTCGATCCTGTGGCAGCGATGCCACCCCATCGCGCCGGCCCGGATACACTGGTCACCGCCTACGTGCTCTCGCGGATGATCTTCGCGACCAGCGTTGACAGGCTGGTTGAGCTCACTGCCGCACCGGTCGTCCTTCGCACCATCACCTTCGGCAAACACCGAGGCGCGAAGTGGGCCGACCTTCCCCGCGATTACCTGCAGTGGATCGCCTTCAAGTCCGATCTCGGCGTCGACGAGAAGCATACCGCCCGCCACATCCTGGGAGCGAACTGACATGAATCAGATGGTCCCGGCCGATCGCATGACGGCCATTGAGCAGAAGATCAACACTCAGGTCTCGTCGGCCATTGCGGTCGGAACTGGCGGCATCTCCTTCCAGAATGCCGGCGAGGTCATGGAATACGCGAAGATGATGGCCGTATCCGGGTCCGCCGTGCCGAAGCACCTGCGCGGCCAGCCCGGCGCCTGCCTCGGCATCATCGACGATGCGATCCGCTTCCAGACCAGCCCGTATGCCCTGGCACGGAAATCCTACTTCGTGAACGACAATCTGGCCTACGAGGCACAGGTGCTGGCCGGTATTGTGAATGCTCACGCCCCGCTCAAGCAGCGGCCGCAGATCGCATACGAGGGCGACGGTGCAGATCGTATCTGCATCGTCACCGGCGAGTTCAAGGACGGCGCGGTGCGGGACTATCGCAGCCCGCGTATCGGGTCGATCACGCCGAAGAACTCCCCGCTGTGGAAGAATGATCCGGATCAGCAGCTCGCCTACTATTCCCTGCGCGGCTTCGCGCGCCGGCACTGCCCCGAAATCCTTCTCGGCATCTATGACGTCGAGGAAATGCGGTCGATTGACCACAGCGATGATGAGCCGCGCCCTTCTCTTGCCGACCGTCTCGCATCGGCCCGCGCCGCCACAGGCGAGGCCGCCGACACTCGCGAAGGCTTCGACGCCTCCTTCGTCGCCCGCGAGACGCAAGGCCTGTCAGCGGGCCAGGAACCCACCAATCACGAACCCGCCTCGACAGAGTCGTCCTCTCCCTCTGTCGAGACGGTCGGAAGCGAACCGGAGCAAGATGTCCCCCTGTCCTCCGATGTCGCTTCCACCCCGGCTGGCGAGCCGGTGGAGGCTGGCGCAGAAGGGCAGGAACAGTCCGAGCCCGCTCCGGTCTCCGAACTCGACGGCGCTGCCCGCAATCTCATGGAAGAGTGCCGCGACAAGTTTATCCAGACAGCAGTGCGGGGCGACCTGAGCACAGACGCGCGTCGGGAGCATGTGCGGCGCGTTCGGGAGGCTTTCTCCGCCGAGCTACCGGATCATCTCGATTTCATCGCGAGATGCGTTGAGGCAACCGGCCGGATCGTCGCCAACCCGTCTACAGCGGAGACCGAGCGCGAGTATCTGGGGAGGCTGATCAAATGACGCGCCTCGACCGCATGATCAGATCCGCGCTGGCATGGTGGCGTCAAACCCACCCCGACCGGACATTGGAGCGCGCCATCCCCGGCTACGCGCGGGCCGCCGAGGCAGAGCGCAGGGCAAAGGACAGCGGGTGCACACGCGCCCTGCACGCAGCCCGCATCAACAAGCGCAGCGCCCTGCATGGGGCCTTACGCGGCGTTGTTCCGAGGGGAACCGCGGAATGCGGTCTCGACTGGACCGGCCGCGCCGGCAGGGAGGGGTGAGATATGGCTGACCGACCTGTGCGCGTCCAACTCTCCCGCCGCGCGGGCTTCAACCTGCTGGCCCTGTCGCAGGCGACCAACGGCCTGCCGGCCGTCAACTGCTCCCGCCCCGGCAGGTGGGGCAATCCGATCACGCAACGCGACATTGAGGAGATGGATCGGATGCTGGGGGCGATCGGTTCCGCTCCACCCAAGCTCGCATGGCAGGAACGGGCCGTCCGCTACTACGATGCATGGCTTGGCGGTGAACTGCCGGAGTTCGGCGCCCCGCCGACGACGGAAGATATCCGCACCGCATTGCGCGGCAGGAACCTCGCCTGCTGGTGCAAGCCCGGCGCGCCATGCCATGCAGACGTGCTGCTCGAATTGGCGAACCGCCCTCACTGCGCGGAGGCCGACTGACATGGCCCGCCGCTCGTTCTCGACCAAGGATCGCACCCGCATCTTCTCCGCGAACAATGGCGTCTGCCATCTGTGCAAGCAGAAGATCGACGGCGTTCGCGAGGCTTGGGAGATCGAGCATGTCATCCCCTATGCCCTGACGCGGGACAACAGCGACGCTAACCTCCGTCCGGCGCACAAGCGCTGCCATGAGGCGAAAACCCGGCAGGAAGATGTCCCCGCCATCGCCAAGGCCAAGCGGCGCGAGGCGAAGCATACCGGCGCGGCACGTCCGAAAGGCCAGTGGGCCAAGCGCGACAAAGCCCCGGCGAAGCAACAGAAACAGCAGCCCCCGAACCAGAGCCTCATCTACCGGATGTGGCAGGCGGGGCAGTCACGAGGAGATTGAACGTGAGCGAAGCCGTTCATCAGATTTACGACGCGTGGGGTAACCGCGCCAGCATCAAGACGCCGGACTCACGCGTGAACGGCGACCGCTATTTCAAGGTTGGCGGATACGGCATCACGGTGTCCGACGATCCAGAGCAGCCGATCAAGGTCTCCCATCTCTACAACCGGTGGGGCGCGTCGGAAAACCCGATGCCGAACATGTCGTTCAGCGAGGGCGAGATGCGCATTCCGATCGAGGATCTTGTTGACCTGATCCTTCGGCGTGTCCCTGCCGAGGAACTTGCAGAAGGTCTCTGGCGCGACGATGGCGTGCGCGAGCGCTTCGTTGAATGCATGGCGAACCGGTATGCCGGCCCGGTCGAGGATGAGGACCGTCGCAAGCTTCTCACCCAAATCCAGGTCGAGATATACGCCAAGGCGATCGACCGCGCTGTTGAGCGGCTGAACCAAGCTGAGGACGGCAACCGATCCCGAACGGATTACTATCGCTGGAAGGCGGTCGAACTCGGTCACTACACGGGCATCTACGAATACACGCTTCGCCAGCTGGAAGGCGACGAAGAGCGCACCAAGGCGTTCACAGAGCGCCACATCCATCCAGATCGCCTTGCCGTCTACATCAAGGAAAACCGCGATCCTGTCGTGACGGAATCGGTCGGGCCGCAATGGCACGAGAGCCGCGATTATTGGCGCAAGAGGCTGGAAGAGTTCTTTCCTGAGCCAACCGACGCAGACGACGAACAGCAGCTCGCACCCCGCCCGCTCTACGCAGAGGCGAGAACAGGAGAATGAAAATGGCGCCTGAATTCTCTCGAATGAAATTCGAGCCACATGGCGGCTACGGAACGTCGATCGACGGCGAACCAATGCCCTTTGGCTACATCAGCCAAGAAGGATACGGAAAGCCGGTCTTCGAACTGTCGCCGGTCCTCTCCCATGACGAGGACAAACTGACGGCACTGGCTCTTATAATGGCCGCTGCGCCGGAGTTGCTGGAGGCGTTGAAGGACGCCCTGAGTCTACTCTCCCATCACTATCCCAACCCTGCTCCAAGAGGTGAGATTTCCCGTGGCCGCACTGCCCTCGCCAAGGCCACCAACTCCGATCCCGCCGCCCTCTCCAAATCAGGAGCCTGACATGACCACGGATGCACTCGCACAGGCAAGGAAGGCGCTGGAGCCGTTCAGCATCATCGCTGGCGAACTGTTCGCCCGCAACTTCAACCGAAATGACAAGGTCTACTCTGTCCAAGGGGTGGCCTCTGACGGCACGCCGGTCGAATTGTCCTTGCTATTCGAAGCGTTTCTAACAGCCCGCTCCGCCCTCGCCGCCATTGATGCGGCACTGGAAGGTGGGGGATGGCTGCCGATCGAGAGCGCACCGAAGGATGGCGACGAGTTCATAGGTCGTTGTGGACCTTCCTTCCCGGCCTTTTCCTGCTTTTTCGACGGCAGCTCGTTTGTCCATTATTCTCACGAAGAAGGACTGATTGCCTATCCGGTGGCCGAGTGGATGCCGTTTCCGCAAGCGGATGAGCCCTGGCTTACCCCAGATGAGGAAGCGGAGATCGTTGAGGACATAAACTCAGGACGTTGGCCGTATCTGGCCCCTCTCCCCTCCCGCCCGTAGGAGCCTGACATGCGCAACATCTCCTTCGCGCTGACCACGGAACAGTTCATCGCCGGGACGAAGGATGTCACCCGCAGGTTGGGATGGGCCAATCTTGAGGCCGGAGATCTTCTTTGCGGCGTCAAGAAAGGCATGGGCCTTCGCCCTGGCGAGCAGATCGAGCGCCTCGGAGTTATCGAGGTCGTCTCTGCGACTAGAGAGCCGCTTCGTCGCATGACGGACGATCTCGAATACGGTTTTGCTGAATGTATCCGCGAAGGCTTCCCGCCGCCTCATCGATACTCGTGGCCATCCGAATTCATCACGTTCTTCTGCGACTCGCATGCCGGATGCACGCCGGAAAGCGTCGTCACTCGCATCGAATTCCGAAAGGTGGAGCCCTGACATGACGAACGAACCGAACCGGCAAGCGCCGGGCGTGAATGTGAAGGCGCTGGAGTGGAAGCCGTTCTGTGACCTGATGGCCACTGCAACAGCAGACCCAGTCGGCATTTACGCGATAGACGCGGAGCGCAAAGAGGTGCGCCTAAACGGCGTGTTGGTGTTCAGCGGAATCGATGAAGACCTACACGACGCCGCGCAGGCCGATTATGAGCGCCGAGTCTTCTCCGCTCTCGAACCGGTAGCCGTCCAGCCGGGCGAACTGGACCGGAAGGCGCTAGAGGCGGCGCAGTCAGCCGCAAGCAGAACGCGTTCGGGTGATATGGTCGATTTCTACGCGGCAATCGAAAACGCGATCCGCGCCTACCTCTCCGCCCTTGTCCCGTCCGCTCCGGCTCCTGTCGATGAACCATCAGATGCGTGGGAAGATGCCTACGTTGATACGCCTTCAACATTGCTAATTGGCGATTTGCACGATGTTGATGGCGGTCCTGTTGACTGGCGAAAAGTAGCCGAACTGCGCCGAGACGCCATTAAACGTCTCACGGTAGAGAGGGACGAGGCGCGCAGTGAAGTGGTGTTCGGGTTCTATGAAGAAGAACATCCGTTGTTCGTGCAGGGGTATGATAAGGGTGTGCACGAACTCGCTTCTCCAGTAACTTCGGAAGAGTGCGCGGGGTATATTAACACGATTATTGCCTCACAAGCCGATAACGCTCGCCTCACAAATCTCCTGACTACGGCGACGGACGAATTCGCAGTGTTGCGTGATGCATCAACGAAGGAGATTGAGCGCCTCACCGGGCTACTGACAGAGGCGGACGAGGTGGTGAAGCCGTTTGCGATTGAAGCAAGCAATCGGCCTTGGCTGACCGGTGTCTATCCAGAGATGGACACTTTGCCGATTCACGGGAGCGCTCTCACCAACGGCGATCTCCGCGCCGCCCTCCGCTACCAGCAGAAGCGGGAGGCGGAGTGATGGTCGAGCAACTGGATTTGCTATCGGATCAATCCAAACACGAAGCTGCCTTAGCGTTGATCCGCAGGGCGCTCATCATCGCGGCCGAAGATGGATCATATGATCAGCTCAGCCAAGACGCCCGTCGTTTGATTTCGCAAGCTCTTCTCCCCCCTCCAGGGGGCGTAGAAGCAATCATTGCTGGATTGCAGAGTGACCTTGAATGGAACAGAGCGGCTGCAAATGCCAGCAATAAAGCGGCGGCAAAGTTAGCGATCATTGCAGCCGAGATCAGGCGATCAAACGGAATGCCTGCGCAGCGCCCGCGATACAACCGAGCAGGGCATCAGGTCCCTGACACCGAAGACGATTTGGCCGTCATCGAGGGGGAGTTCTGTGTTCGTCAAGGCAAGGTCGTTGATGACGGTCAACCGGACGAACAACAGGAGTGGCAAGATTATGACCCAGACTGTTGATGTAGGCCGGCTGGCCAGGCTGGCACATAGGCGAGAGTTCGAAGGAAATTACACAGACGCCGCGTTGGTTAGGGCAAGCCTTGATGAACTCACCCGCCTCCGCACCGAGAACGACCAACTGCGCCGGGAGCAGGACGCCATCCGCGAGGAGGCGTTCGAGGAGGCGGCGAAGGTGGTTGCGCGAGGCAAGGGCGTCTACGTCAACGGTCATCCGGACATTGTGAAATCGCTCTTTGCCAGCGCCGCCGCCATCCGCGCCCTCAAGTCCACGGGAAAGCCTCTCCGCTCCATAGGAGAGGCGCCTGCCGCAGAGGAGGACGGGCCGTGACCAGGGCGCTATCGACCATCGTGGATATCGGGGATAAGGTCCATGGGTAGGCCTGTCGTGATCCCAGAGGGTTGCTGGCCCGCCAGAATGCCGCCTGAAATCGCGGCTGCCTATGTCGGCGAACGGACCATGGAGGCGTTCCTGCGTCTCGTGGGGAAGGAGTATCCTGCCCCGGCCGTCGACACAGGCACGGGCAAAGGCAGGCGGCGCCTATGGCGGAGAGTGGATCTGGACAGGGCGATCGGCGTGGACGTCGACGACGGACGCGACCCGCCCGAGCTCGAATAATGGTCGAGATCGTTCTGCCCCGCTATGTCTCCCCGAAGCGCCTGCGCTCGGGCAGCATAGGCTACTACTGGAACTGCCCGAAGATTTACCGCCAGGCGGGCTGCCCATGGCACTCGGGTCCGCTTGGCGTAGACCTAGCCCAGGATCAACTAAATGCGGCCGCGGGCATCTGGAATGACCGCTTCGACGAGTGGGTGAAAAGCCGAGACAGCAGCCGGTCCGCCACCCCCCGGCCGCTGGAGGATCATTTCCGATATGGCGCCGTCGGGTGGATGCTCGACTATTACCTGACTTCGGAGGCCTTCCTGGAGCGCGTTGCAGAGCCGTCGCGGGCGGACTACCGGCGCATTCTAAAGCGCGTGTGCGAGGTCAGGAGCCCGGTCACCACCGCTCGATACGCTGACGGGATGGTGAAGGAGTTCGGCGTCAAGGCGGCGAACCAGGTCTACAAGCACTTCGCCGATGCCGGCGCGCTCCGCACCGCGGAAAAGGCCCTGATGTATTGCGAGACGGCGTGGTCCCGCATGCTACCCCACTTCCCTGCCCTGTTCCGCAAAGACGTTCCGAACCCATGGAACGGGGTGACGAAGCGTCGCAGGGAGAAGGTCAAGAAGGGCCACGTCGATCGCGCGACCACGTATCGGTTCGCCTGGGGCGCTGTGGAGAAGGGGAAGCCCGAACTCGGGGCAGCGGCCGTCCTGGCATTTGAATGGCTGATGCGCCCGTCGTCGATCTCGGCAGGCTATGCGTCATGGACGAACTATCGCTCCGCCGCCGAGCCGAGAAAGATCAAGATCCGGCACAGGAAGAACGGCGGCGAGGTCGATCACCCGCTTGAAGCCGTGGTCGATGGTGCCGTGGTCAGGTTCTACGAAGAGGCGGAGAAGATCCTGGCAGCCGTGCCGCGCCGTGGCCTATCGATCGTCACCAAGCACGACGGGCAGCTCTATGGCGACACCACGCTGCTGCCGAAGGCGATCCGAGAAATGGCCGACGATCTCGGCATGTCCGGCTTCACGCTCGACAAGGCCCGTCACGGCGGGATGACCGAGCTTGAGGAAAGCGAGCTCACCGAAGGCCAGGGCAAGGCCCTATCGACGCACACCACATCAGCCTACCGGGTCTACGCCAAGGAGACCGAGCAAAGGGTGTTGCGCGCGACCATGAAGCGATTCGGTCATTCCGAAACGCCGAAAAGCCCAATGGAATCAGCTAGGAAAAAAGTCCGAAAGTAG